GCAGCTCAAAGCAAAGCGTACTGATGACGAGAACGCCGCACAGGAACAGGCTGACAGGCTGGCGGAGATGCAGAAGCAGATTGAATCCCTGACTGCCGACAAGGAAAACCTCGTCAAAGAAAAGACCCTTGCATCTTACCGTGAGAAGTTCGTTGCACAGGGTTATGATGCTGAACTGGCTGGCAAGGCTGCATCTGCACTGGCTGACGGCGACATGGACAAGGTGTTTAAGTTCCAGTCGGAGTTTATGACCGTCCATGACACCGCATATAAGGCTTCTCTGCTGAAGGATATGCCTACGCCTCCGGGTGCGGATGGCAAGGGCGGCTCTGACAGCGAAGGCGTGGCGTTTGCCAAGAGCCTTGCACAGCAGAACGCAAATACTTCTAAGGCATCGAGTGACGCAATGAGTGCTTTCCATTAACAAGGAGGAAAACATGAAGTTTACCCGAAATACGGTCAACGGAATCAACGATACCATCCTTGCTTCCAATGACTACACTGCCATTCCCTTTACCGTGACCGAAACTGCTGCGGTTAAGGCTGGCTATCCCATGACGCTGGCTGGCAAGAAAGCTGTTGCTGCTGGCGAGACTGGTTCTAAGACGATCAACGCTGACGGCATCCTGCTGTATGACGTTGACCCGGCAGAGAACCCCAATGCTTCCCTGCTGATTCGTGGCGTTATCGACACTAAGAAGGCAGCAGCAAGTTCAAGCTTCACCTTTGACGCTGACGCAATCAAGGCACTCAAGACCGCCGTTCCTGGCATCTTCTGCCGTGAAAACATCAGCGTGAACGCTTAATAGGAGGTAAAACAACATGGCACTGAATCTTAAGGAAGTCTTTGCCCCGGCTGCGATTGCCGCCTATTGGACGAATGACCCTACCAATGCGATGCCTTTCGCATCTGATGCACTGTTCCCTGCAAAGAAGAAGGCCGGTCTTGACCTGAAGTGGCTGCGTGGTCACAAGGGCGTTGGCGTGTCTCTGATGCCCAGCGCATTTGACGCAAAGGCTACGTTCCGCACCCGTGAGGGCTTCAAGTTCGATGAGACCGAGATGCCGTTCTTCCGTGAGGGCTACCATCTGGGCGAGAAAGACCGTCAGGAAATCCTGCGCGTTCTGGACAGCAACGACCCCTATGCTCGTGACGTGATGAACCGCCTGTATGATGACACCGCACAGCTTATCACCGGCGCACGCATCGTGCCTGAGCGCATGATCTGGCAGCTTCTGGCTCCCGCCAATGGCGTTCCCGGCATCACCATCAAGGCAAACGGCGTGAACTACACCTACAATTACGACCCGGACGGTACTTGGAAGTCCACCAACTACAAGGAAGTCTCTGCCGCAAAGTCCAAGTGGAACGTCACCACCGCCACCCCCATTGCTGACCTGAACGCCGCAAAGGACGCTGTTCTGGCAAGCGTTGGCGAGGTCGTGACTGAGGTGTACATGAACACAGCTACCTTCCGCAACATGATTGCTGCGGACGAGGTGAAGAATCGGTTTATGACCGTCACCGCAAAGGCAAACGCCGTTCTGCTGGATGCCGAAGCTCGGCAGATTATCGAATCTGCAACCGGTCTGACCATTCATCTGTATGACAAGATGTTCAAGGCAGACCAGTACAGTGCAAGCGAAAAGTACCTGCCTGACGGCATGGTGGTGGTTGCTCCGTCCGGCGCTCTGGGCAGAACTTGGTACGGCACTACCCCTGAGGAAGCCGACCTGCTGTCCGGTCAGTCTGGCGCATCCGTGTCCATCGTGAACACTGGCGTTGCCATCACCACCGAGCTGACCGTTCATCCGGTCAACGCCAACGTCTACGCTTCCGAAATCGTCCTGCCGTCCTTTGAGCGCATGGACGCTGTGTACTGCATCAAGGCTTACTAAGGCGAAAGGAGGAAAGCAGCATGGGAGACCAGTATTCCGAAGCGGCAGTCAAGCTGGGGCAGTACATCGCTCCTGCACTTGACCGTGAAGTCACGGACGAGGACTACCCACTCTTCGACCTGCTGCTTGATTTCGCCAAAGACAAGATATTTGCACAGGGCTACCCCTTCGGCAACAGACCGGACGAGCTGCCCTTGCAGTATCAGTCGTTGCAGATACGCATTGCAGCGGAACTGTACAACCACATCGGCGCAAATGGACAGACGAGCTATACCAACAACGGTATCACTCGTGTGTGGGAAAGCTCTGATGTGGCACAGTCCCTGCTGAACGAAGTGGTTCCGAGAGTAGGTGTTATCGACTGATGTTCAATGGAAGCCCGCTGGACAAGCGTCCGCTGTGGTATTCAAACCCCATTGGCGAGAAAAAACCTGTTGTGGACGAGTGGGGAAACGAGACTGGCGAATCCACATACGAATCGTGGAGCGACCCCGCAAAACTGATGCTGAACGTCAGCCCCCCTACTGGTTCTGCGGAAGCAAACCCTTTTGGAGCATTCACGGATTACAGCTATGTGGTCAGTTCGCCCAGCAAAAAGCGCAACACGCCGCTTTATGAGGGCACACACGTCTGGTTTCAGACGGACGTTTCAAAGCCGTTCAATTACACTGTGGTCAAGGTCGCAGAGCATATTACAGACACGTTGTATGCGCTGAAGGAGGTGGCTGCAAGTGAAAATTAAAGTGAGGTTGAGCGATGCCGGACTTCGTGATGCGGAACGTCAGATACAGGAGTACAAGGCCACCCTGAGCAAAAAGGCGCAAGAGTTTGCAAAGGCGTTAGCGCAAAAAGGCATTGACGTTGCAACTGTACGGTTTGCTAACGCACAGTATGCTGGTGACAATGACGTAACAGTTGAGCACGACCCGGTGCAAACGCCAAATGGCTTTGCAATCGTAGCGCACGGAAAGGCAGTTGCGTTCATCGAGTTTGGCACTGGCGCACATCACAACGGATATGGCGGTGAGTTGCCGCCCGGTGTTGGTGCGCATGGCTCCTACGGCAAAGGGCAAGGCGCAAACCGCAGATGGTACTACTACGGAGAATCTGGCAATGCTGGTACGCCTGTCAAACAGGTAGATGGAAAAGGTCAGCTGAATTACACCAGCGGCAACGAACCGGCTATGGCTATGTGGGGGGCTGTTGAGGAAATGGCTTCTCAAGTTGAAGCAACGTGGAGGGAGGTTTGGAATAGTTGATTGATTATTTCAATTCTATCTTCACGGCTGTTGCTAAGGAGCTGCGAAAGCAAGTTCCCGGCATCTTCGTTACTGGTGAAATCAATGACAGCAATGTCAAAAAGTTTCCGTGTGTGCAGATAGAGGAAAACAGCAATCTTCCTGTACACATTGATTCTGCTGGTCACAGCAAATACGCTGCCGTTTCCTTGCGTGTTCGCGTTTACTCCAACAAGAACACCGGGCGCATTGCAGAAGCACGTTCCATCGTTGGAATCGTGGATTCTGTTCTTGAACCGCTTAAATTTTATCGCAAATCGTTTGCCCCGTTGAATGGGCTGTACAACAATTCCGTCTATCGGATTGATTGCAGCTATGGGGCAACAATCGGAGAGGACGGAATGATTTACCGAAACTAAGGAGGTAAACATTCTATGAGTACTGCTATCTCCGGTCTGAATACCACCCTGTATTGTGGCGACAGCGCAACCGCTCTGACGAAGCTGTGCGACATCAAGGATGTGCCCGACCTGATCTCCGAGCCGAACCTTCTGGATGCCACCACTCTGTCTGACCCCATGCAGGTCAACATCTTTGGCATCATCCAGAGTGACACCAAGTCCTTTACTGCCAACTACAACAAGACTGACTACAAGAAGGTCAAGGAGGCTGGCTACGATGAGACTTCCGAGAGCAACACCGTGAAGTATTACGCCCTGAAGATGCAGGACGGCTCCGGCTTCACTTGGCAGGGTATGCATCAGGTTGGTCTGTCCGGCTTTGGCGTGGACGAGGTTGTGGAAATGACCATCAACTGCATCTTCACCAAGAAGCCTGAGTTCAGCGAGACCCTGACTGTTGCTGGCGGCTAAACCGCAAAAATCGAATCAATCAAACCGGGCAGAACTGAACAGCGGATTTGGTTCTGCCCCTATTTATAAAGGAGAGCATTTATTATGGCTGCAAAGGTTATCAACTTTCATTCCCCCGATGGCAAGAACACTTATGAACTGACTTTCACCCGTGACAGCGTGGAAGCTACCGAACGTGCAGGCTTTCAGATTGGCCAGTACACTCAGATGACCAACCTGCTGTCCAACTCCCGCGCCCTGTTTTACGGCGCTTTCATCGCACGAAACAAGGGCATCAAGCGCAAGGTCGTGGACGAAATGTTCCAGCACATCGAGGATAAGGAAGACCTGATGGGCGTTTTGCTTGAGATGTTCATGGACGCTTCCAAGTCTCTGCTGGCAACTGATACTGAGGACAAGACCGCAAAAAACGCAACGTGGGAGATTGTGTAACCGCACAATCTCAGGAAACGGACGGAGAGGAAGAGCCATTTTCCTTCTCCAAGCTGTTCCACGATGTAGAAGCCTATTACATCTCTATCGGTATGACCTACGAGCAGTTCTGGCACGGTGATGTCTGGCTGGCTAAGGTATACCGTGACGCAGAGGAGCTGCGAGAACGCAGAGCCAATGCAGAAGCATGGAGAAACGGTTTTTACATGGCATCCGCGCTTTCCTCTACGGTTGGCAATATGTTCCGAAAGAAAGGGTCTAGGCCCATCAAGTACATGGATAGACCGATTCCCCTTACGCAAAAGGAGAAGGAAGAGTATGAATACCAACGTGCTGCGGAAGCACAGGAGCGAATCAAACGTATGATGTTCTCCATGATGGAGCAAAAGGATGGTGGTAGTGATGGCTGATGTTGATATTACAAGCTTATCCGTAGAAATCTCTGCGGAATCCAGCGGTGCGGAGCTTAATATCGACAAGCTCGCTACCGCCATTTCTAATTTGCGGACAAAGGGCAACGTGGCAAAGGTTTGCAGTAGTCTTGATAAGTTATCTGCTTCTATTTCCGCTCTTAAATCCGCATCTACTGGGCTGGACGGTCTTAGCAAAATCACGTCTTTTATGAACGGTCTTGCTAATGTAGACCTTACTCAAAGCGCAAAAGGCATCCGCTCTGTTGCTAATGCTTTGAACAAAATTTCGTCCGTCAATCTTGGAAACATGGATTTTTCAGGACTTGGCAGCAAGATGAACAGCTTGAAGAACGGCCTTTCCCCTATTTCTTCTATTAGCGATTCTTCCATTAAGAGTTTGCGTGGCGTAAGCAGTGCAATCAATTCCATTGCTAAAATCCCAAACATTACAAAGAAGCTGGACTCTAAAACGCTTGATGATTTTGCGGAAGTTTGTAAGAAAGTGGCATCCGCTATTTCTCCACTCGCTTCCAAGCTGGACAAGGTAGGGCGCTCTTTTTCTTCACTTCCATCTAAAATTAAAAGTGCTGTCAATTCTACAACCCGCTTTTCTTCGGCAAACCAGAAAGCAAGTACTAGCCTTTCAAGCTTGGCAAGCCAGTTAGAAACCATCAAGAAACGTGCAGCACAGCTAGTTTCTCTGAAAGCTATCGCCACTTATCTTGCCAATGCCGTTACTAAGTTCAATGACTTTTATGAAGCAACAGACTTGTTCAATAACGCAATGGGCGAGTTAAGCGGTCAAGCAACAGAGCTTATCAATAAGATGGAGTCTCTGCTTGGCATCGACCCGACAGAAGCAATGACAAACATTGCTACGATCCAAAGCCTTGCAACTTCGTTCGGTCTGGCAAGCGATAAAGCGTATATCTTATCCAAGAACCTGACCCAACTTGCCTATGACGAATCGTCCTATTGGAATAAAGATACCGCTACTACCTTTACCGCAATTGCTTCTGCTATCTCTGGAGAACTTGAGCCTATTCGCCGCTTGGGCGTTGACTTGTCTCAGGCGCGGTTGCAGCAGGAACTTCTCGCTTTGGGCTTTAATAAACAGGTTTCTAGTCTGTCTCAGGCAGATAAGGCAGTTCTTCGCTACATTGCCATTATGAAGCAGACCACAAACATTCAAGGCAATCTCGCGCAGACCATTAGTAGCCCCGCCAATATGGTACGCATTTTGAAGTCTGAAATTTCGCAGCTTGCAAAGGCTGTAGGCCAGCTTCTTTATCCCGCATTTAAGGCGATTCTCCCCGTTCTGATTGCAGCAGTTGACCTTATCAAAGAATTTGTGGTCTCTCTTGCATCTGTGTTCGGACAGAAAATTGAATTTACCGATTTTAGCAAGACGCAGAAAGATATTGGCGGCGTGAGCGACGCTATGGATGACGCTGCTGATGCTACGAAAGCAGCGGCGAAAGCGGCTAAAGATTACACGATGGGCTTTGATGAATTAAACATTATCGACCCTTCACAAAACTCTGGCTCTTCCGGCTCTGGTGGTGGTGACGCTACTGGTAACCTGCTCGGCGACGTTGACCTCTCTCAGTATGATATGTTCAAAGATTATGCTGGGAGCGCTGTTGATGAGATTAAGGCAAAATTAAAATCTCTCGATTCTTTCCAAATCGGAACCCAAATCGGTGAACAGTTGAATAAACTTATGGGCATGATTTATGATGCCATCCATTCTGTTGATTGGGTCTCGCTTGGAACGGTTTTTGCAGATGGCGTTAACGGGCTCGTGGATTCTGTAGACTGGGATTTATTTGGCCGATTACTTGCAGACCGATTCATTATCGAGTTTGAGCTTCTTGGCGGCTTTCTGTCTCGGCTTGACTGGACATCTGTATTAAATGCCTTTATTGATGGTTTTTCTGGATTCTTTCACGAACTTTCAGATTGGATAGCAACAGTAGATTGGACTGGTGTTGGGAAGCAATTAACTGATAAGCTTTCCGATGCTTTCCAAAATGTTGAGATTGAAAAGCTTGCAAGAGTTCTTTTTAACTTTATCACTGATAGCATTAACGCTGTTGCTGATTTCTTGGCTGGTACAGACTCTTACCAGCTCGGTCAAGACCTTGTTGACTTTGCTATTAGAGCCGTTACTTCTGTAGATTGGGCCGGGTTAGCTCAAGCTATCGGTCGTTTCTTTGGCGAAGCGTTCATTGAAGCGCTCGACTTTATGGGTGGTCTGGTTTCTCGAATTGCCGATTATTTTGAAAAGAAAGTGGCAGAGGGGCCGTTCGATAATGTTGGCCTGAATATCGTCTATGGTATTTATTACGGCATTCAAGACGCAATCACGAATGTTGCTTCTTGGATTGTCGAAAATGTGTTCAATCCATTTATCAATGGTTTTAAGTCTGCCTTTGGAATCAATTCCCCATCTACCGTAATGGCCGAACAAGGCGGATACATTATCGCCGGGTTGAAGAAAGGCATTACCGATGCTATCTCTAGCGTAACTGAAACTGCGAAAAAAATTCTTTCTGCAATCAAGAGCGCATTTGACAATTTTAGCCTTTTTGATATTGGCAAGAACCTGATTCAGGGTCTTATTGATGGCGTGAACAATATGATTGAAACGGCCAAAAACGCTGTTGCAAATGTTGGCAATGCAGTCATTGATAAGGTCAAGAATGTGCTCGGCATCCACTCCCCTTCTACGGTCTTTGCGGAGATTGGCGGTTACATTGACCAAGGCCTTGCAAACGGCATTGCTGCGGCTGTTCCCTGCGTCACCGCTGCTATGCAGAGCGTTGTAAACGCTGGGCAGGAGAAGGGCCAGGCGCTGATTGATGCTGGCTCTACTCAGGCTACTAACTACGTTACCGGGTTCTTGAACGGTCTCGATACCCAGTGGCAGCAGATTGACCAGAGTTTACAATCTGATTTCTTTGGCAGCATTGGCACTCTGTGGGATGCGATTTCTAACGGAGACCTTGAAAAGCTCGGCACATGGGCCGCTTCCTATTTCTATCATGCAATGGATGATGAGCAGCGAAAGCAAATCAAGTCCATTGCCAATAACAGCTTGCAGTGGCTGACGCAGGGCTTGAGCAGTGTTTGGAACAACATTGCCGGTATGGCTTCTAGCTTTATCAGTCAGTTCGTCCCTTCTGCTATGGCTGCAACGTCTGCTCAGACAAGTTTGAACATTGCAATGGACGCAAACCCTGTTATGCTGGTTATTTCCCTGATTGGCATGCTGGTTGGTGCTCTTGTCAATTTTGCCAATAAAAACAAAAGCATTGCTTCGTTCCTGTCTAATCTTTGGTACGGAATCGGCGATTTCTTTTCGATTGTTTTTGAGGGGATTCTCCGCGTTCTCGGAACGGCAATTCAAGGCATTGTTGCTGGAATAAATGCTTTAATTGATGCACGCAATTTCTTTAATCCCTTTGATAAATGGGGGCATATCAGCAACCCTCTTTATGATTGGGCTGACAATGTTGCGAGTAGCCGCGCGGAAAGCCAGCGCAAACGTCAAGAAGCAGCCAATAGTGGCTTTGACGATTCCAAAGACCCAACTAACTACGAACAGCAGTACAAGGAACTGCAAGAAAAGTACAAAAATGGTTCTTACCCAGGAACAAAAGAATGGGACAAGAACAACGGAACATCTTCTGGCTCTTACGGGAGCACCACTAGCGTAAACGTCAACATTAACGAAGAGGAAATGCGTGAATCTGTCTACAATGGCACTTACAACGCATTCCTCGACATCTTCCAGCGGTATGGTGACGAACTGACCGGTGGCAAGGAACTCAAAATTTACCTTGACGGAAAGCAGATTACAGCATCTGTTGAGAAACGGCAGAACGCCCGTGGACAGTCTTTGATGGGCAGTGAAGTTTACAGCTACTAAGGAGGTGGCGGTTTATGGCGATTCCAGCACTGGTAACGGTAAACGGCGTAGAGCTGCCAGAGCCGAGCTCCTATGAAGCGACAACTAGTACCATTGTAGATTCTGGACGAAACGTTCAAGGCAAAGTAGTCGGCTCTGTTGTGCGGCATGATGTAGCAAAGGTGTCCCTGAAGTGGAACTACCTCACCGCACAGCAGTGGGCCGCTATCCTCAGCCTGTTCACGACACGATTTTACTGCACTGTTCGCTTTTATAATCAGGCAAAGGCCGGGTATGATACGCGGCAGATGTACGTTTCAGACCGAACATCTGGTATGTGGCGGCGTGGGCCGAAAACCGGCAATGTGATGGGCTGGACGGATTGCTCGATTGCGCTTGTGGAGGTGTAGCCTATGGTACAGCCTTCTCAGAAGTGGATTGAAAAGTTTTCCGAAACGCTTGTCCCGGAGATGTTTGTACGCATTACCTATGGCGTTACAGAACCAGGTTTGCAAGAAGATGCGATTCCTAGCACAAACGGCGAAACATTCTTCAGCAATGTGTCCTCTATCGTTGACAGTAAGTTGCAGACTTACACAAAATATTCTACCGGTGAATTGAATTTCACTGTTTTGGACGGCAATTATACTTTGCTCGACAGAAGCACGGAATCGCAAGAAGCTGGTTATGTTAGTGAAAATTGCGTTTCAATTTCAAACCACCCGATTATTACGCTCTCGTTCAGCAAAGTTCATACCGTGACGATTCCTGGCATTACCATTACATGGTCGTCAACATTCAATGAATGGCCGACAAGCTTCAAGCTGACTGCTTATTCTGGAAACACAGTCGTGTCCACAAAAACAGTGTCGGATAATTTTTCTGTCACCACTGACATTGACTGGGAAATTGCGAACTATGATTCCATTTCCATTCAAATCTTGTCGTGGTGCTTGGAAAATCGCCGTGCAAGGGTTGAGCAAATAAAGCTAGGTCAGTTCATTGTGTTTGAGAAGAAAGATATTTTTTCGTACAAGCACGATTCCACAAGAGACCCGATCAGCGGTCAACTCCCGAATGACAGCATCACTTTTACGGTGGATAACAGCACGCAGAAGTGGAACCCGATCAACCCGGAAGGTCTTTACAAATACCTGTATGAGCGCCAGCCTATCTCTGTGGAGTACGGCATGGACTTGGACGGAACGGTAGAATGGATTACAGGCGGCAAGTTCTTCTTGTCTGAGTGGAATGTTCCATCTAATAGTATCGAAGCCAGCTTTACTGCCCGTGATGCTTTCGGCTATCTTATGGTTTCCAACTACACAGGAAGAATGTACGGCACTCTTTATGAGATGGCCTACGATGCGCTGGAGCTTTTGAGCGACAACGTGGCAACGTTTCAGATTTCCGATGAACTGAAACAATATAGCACGGATATCACAAAGCAGGATAAAGGCAACTATAAGGATTCTGATATTTTACAGATGGTTGCTAACGCAGCTGGCATGGCAATGTATCAGACCAGAGAAGGCGTGATCGTAATCGGGCGCATTCCTGATATCTCCACTGCAAAAGCAAACCTTGCCGGTGAAATCGACATCGTTAACAATTTCAACTGGCCTGAGATTGCATTCTCTTCTCCGCTGAAAAATGTGACTTGTTCGATTGATGTAAAATCTTCCGATGGCTCGAGCGCTACAAGCAAAACGTATTCTTACCCAGAAAACCCGACAGGTGGTGGAGCAACGCAGACTGTCAACAATGAAATGCTGTCTCAAAGCATTCTCGGCCAGAGCAGGAATATTTTGACAGAAGCGTACAAAGTGCTTTCTAACCGCCGCAAGGTCACATTGAAATATCGTGCAAGCCCGCACTTTGATGCGCTGGATTACGTCCTTGTTCATCATCAGTTCGGCTATTCCTCTGTACTGCTGACTACGAGTTTTTCTTATCAGTATTCCGGCTGTTTTCACGGGACGGTCGAAGGATATCTCTTGGAAGGAGCTGATGTTCGTTGACCCGGTGGATTACAGACAGAACCGATGATGATGTTGCGCAAGTCAAGGCGCTTGCATCAAAAGCAAAAGCAGGAACGTGGACAGAGGAAGAGCAGGCAGAGTGGGCTTCCGGCATGAAAGGCGCTCTAAGTTACATGGACTACAACCGCATTGAAAGCGGCATCCAAGAGATTGCGGCCATTCTGAATGCATCTGTTTCAGTCAAAACCGACTGGGATGTAAACGGATACCTGACTGTCGCAGATGCTTCCCGGTGGCTTTCCAATATCAAAGCTATTCGTTCTTTGTGCAGTGGCAAAAACGATACCCCCGAAACCCCAGCTTCCCTCAATTATCTGCATTATACGATTATCAATCAGGTTGAAGAAATTCTGCTTGATATCGAAACAATAGCCAACAACCATCTAATCTACTGCTCAGAGCCGGTCTGTGGAGGTGAGCCTTACTATGCACTTTGTTGACCGAGAAGCGAAGTACCCGAACCGATGGACAATGACTAAACCGGACGGCTCGTCCGAAGTCGTCACCCTTGTCCGCAATGACGAGCCAATCGTTGAAGGCACTCCTATGAATGCCGAAACGTTGAACACTCTTTCAGATGTTGCAGGCGCGGACATTGCGAGAATTGCTGCCGAAAAAGCAGAACTGAACGCGAAACGGTCTGAAATAAACGCCGAAACATCTGCGCAAGAATCTCAGAAGCAAGCCGAAAAGTCTGCTGAAAGCGCCCGTCTTGCAGAACAGAGTGCAAATAAAGGCGGCTGGATGGATTTCGAGCAGAAGAACGGCATTCTTTATATGGTCAAAAGCGATAGCTTGACCGAAATAAATATGCAAGACAATGGCTCTGGAATTTTGGAGGTGACGTTTGAATGAGCAAAACAATCGAAATTGGCCCTTATAGCGCCTATGCCATTGCTGTAAAGTATGGATATGATGGCACAGAAGAGGACTGGATTAAAGCAGTCGAAGCGGCTCGAAAGAGTGCAGAGACAAGCGCAGCCAATGCAAAACGAGAAGCAGACGGGGCTTCTACTTCTGCCGCTACTGCCACTGAACAGGCCGGAATTGCAACCACAAAAGCTGGCGAATCTGCCGCATCCGCTGATGCTTCTGCATCCAGTGCATCTGCCGCTGCAATCAGTGAAGCCAATGCAAAGAAATACTCGGAAGAGGCCGGGGCCAAAGCAAATACCGATAAGACCCTGAGCATTGAAAACGCTCCCGCAGACGCAAAGGCTACCGGTGATGCGCTGGCAGGCAAAGCAGACTCCGTCGTTCCGCATGATCTTTTTATTCCAATTACGGGGTGGCAGACAGACACAGAAGTTGCAGAGTACCCGCATTACATTGATATTACAGCAGACGTTACGTCCACGACTGTGGTATCTGTCAGTATCGACCCTGCAAGCGCAGACGTAGCCGGTAAAGCTATGCTTGTAAACCCAGAAACTCGAACCGGATCTATCCGTATCCGTGCACACAAAATTCCGACTGCGGAAATTTCCGCCCGGTGGTATCCCATCAAGTATGGCGGTCAGTTCTATGGTGACGGCTCCATCTACTCCAACTTCCTGCTTGCGGCACATCCTGTAGGCAGTATCTATCAGACCATCAGCCCTGAAAATCCGTCCGTAACTTTTGGCGGCGGCACGTGGGAAAAGATTGCGCAAGATAGGGTGTTAATGGGTGCAAGCGACACGCACCCAGCTGGTACAACGGTAGAGGCAGGGCTGCCGAATATTACGGGCTCTTTTTATGCAAGACCCCACATGACTGGCAGCAAGAGTTCAGGCGGTTCGATTACAAACGGGGATGGTAAGCTATTTACACATTCAATTCAGGGTTCTGACTATTTAGATAATTCAATGACAGAATCCGGTAGGTCCTACAAAGACGATGTAATGTTTTTTGATGTCTCTCGTTCCAACCCCATCTACGGCGCTTCCACCACCGTCCAACCCCCGGCATACTTTACTTACACTTGGCTTCGTACCGACTGAAAGGAGAAACGATGGCACTAGGAGAACTCAAAAACGGCATTGGCCCTGATGCCTATGCTATCTATCAGCAAGTCCTTGCGGCGGTAGTCGAGCGAGACCACCCCGTGGGCAGCCTGTACATCAGCGAAAACGCTACCAGCCCGGCAGAGCTTTACGGCGGGACGTGGGAGCGCATTGAGGATTGCACTATCTGGGGTGCAAGCGATACGCATCCAGCTGGTACAACGGTAGAGGCAGGACTGCCGAATATTGAAGGGACTTTTGCTTTAATAGGACAAAACGGAGCATTTATTAAATCTGGCTATGCAACAGGGTGCTTTGAACTGGGCTCTTCCACAAATGTTTGTGTTCCGCAAGGTCAAACAGAAACGAACACAGGCTCAACTGTGTTTAGAGCCTCCCGTTCCAACTCCATCTACGGCGCATCAGATACCGTTCAACCCCCGGCGTACTGCACATACATCTGGCGGCGTATCGCCTGAAAGGAACACACATGAAAATTATTGACAGTAACGGCGTAGAAATCGAAAACCCCGACCTGACGAAAGGCTATCTCAAGCCTGAGACCCAGACTGTCCACCACGATGCTGTAGCGGGCGTGGAAGAGGTCAGCCACTACGAGTACAAGACCTACCCCAACGGGGGTCGTGACCGCTGGAAGGTGGTGGACGTGCCCGGCGTGGCTGCAAGGGAAGCCTATGACGAAGAGGTGGAAGTGCAGCGGTATGTGCTGTACACCGCCGAAGAGCTGGCCGCACAGGAAAAGGCCCGTAAGGAAGCAGAGGAAAAGGCACAGCTGCCCACCGCAGAAGAGCGCCTTGCCGCTCTGGAAGCGGCTATGCTTGACCTGCTGGCCGCACAACAGTAAGAGGAGGATACTATGGTTTTGTTCTATGTGACCCAAATTAAGCTGCACCGCTTTGACGGCGCTTTCACCATCGACAACGTACCTGACCGGTATAAGGATGCCGTGATGAAAAAGCTGACGGAGGAGGGATTTTATGAAGTGGAAAGTAATGCTTGACTTCCTGCGGGATATCTTTTCTGCGCTATCCCATGCTGCCGGTGACGGTGCCGACAAGGAAGAGCCTGCCCCTGCACCGGACGTGCCCACTGTGGACACCGTGACCGGGTGGGCAGGGGAGCCGCCTTACCGCTATGTGGACGTGAGCCGGTATCAGAATGAAATTGACTGGGCACAGGTGGCGGCGGCGGGCTACAAGGGGGCCATGCTCAAGACCGTGAGCACCAACCGCAAGCTCTCCAAGCGGGCAGACGGCCTGTACATCGACCCGACCTTTGAGACCAACTACCGCAACGCCCGGGCTGCCGGGCTGGACGTGGGCGTATACTACTACACCTACGCCACCAGCGAAGCAATGGCCGATGCAGAGCTTGCCCTTGTGCGGGAAGCGGTACGCGGCAAGGAGCTCACCATGCCCGTGTGCGTGGACGTGGAGGAAAACAAGCTCAAGCAACTGTCCACGCTTGACCTGTCCAACCTTACCGCTTACGCGCTGGAGCGGGTGGAGCGGATGGGTTTTTACGCCCAACTGTACACCTACACCGGTTACAAGTACGAGCTGGACATGGCTCGGCTGTCCTCTCGGTGGGACGTGTGGCTTGCCGACTACACCGGCAAGACCCCGAAGGTGGATTTTAAGTACAATGCCCACCAGCACACCAGCAAGGGCGCTGTGCCGGGCATCAGCGGCAACGTTGACCTCAATGTGACCACCATCAACTACCCGAAAATTATCAGCAAGAAGGGCCTGACCCGTCTCCGGGAGGGCAAATGACCGAAAAAGAAGCTTTACTGTGGGTGCTGGGCATCCTGGGCAGCCTGTGCGCCGGTGCAATCACACTGGACAAGGTGCTGGACATCATCCACAAATACCTCAAAAAAGCCAAAGAGCCGGACGCGGCGCAAGATAAGCGACTGGACGAGATGGACAGACGCATCAGCGCCATCGAGCGGGGGCAGCTCCAGCATGGTGCAGCCCTGACCCGCGACCTCGGGCGATTTACAGAAATTGACGAGGTGAACCGCCTTACTCTTGAAGCCGTTCGTGCTTTGCTTGAATCGCAGCTGACCGGAAACAACGTAGCAGCAATGCAAGCAAGCAAAGCAAAAATTGATAACTACCTGATGGAAGGAGTAACAAAACATGGAAGCAATGCTTAACTTTATCCCCGCACCTATCGCACTGGTACTGATGTTCATCGGCTTTGCCGCGCTGGCCGTTGGTGCCATCCGGCTTGGTTACAAGCAGTACGTCAAGCAGTGGGCGCTGGAGCTCGTGACCATCGCTGAGGACAGCATTATGGGCAGCGGTCAGGGCGCAAAGAAAAAGGCACAGGTCTTTGCCGCACTGCGCGGCGCACTGCCGGACTGGCTGAAGCCTTTCATCACGGATGAAGTGCTGGACAGTGTGATTGAAAAGGCTGTCAGCATGATGAAAAAGGCATTGACAGAGAAAAAGCCCGCGATCGGGAAGTAAGGAGGACATCATGGCAAGCACTACATACGAACCGCTTAACCCGTGGAGATGCTCAAAAAGCATTATCCAGACAAATTCTGACCGCGCTGGAACAGACGTTTGTACAGGTTACCATATCGACAATGTTAACAAACTGGTGACGTTTTGTCACCATTTTGCCAGCATTGGCAATATGGTGCGCAACGCCGGAGAGCTGCCGCAGCCTTTCTGGCTCGGTGCTGCCTGTGGCGGTGGCTCGTGTAGTGCTGCCCGCTGCGCTGCAAGGACTTGATCGACAGCAGATGACCGCCGCCATCAAGAACGCACCGCTTGGGAGGGTAGACCGAAAGATTGCTCTTTTGCGATACGTTGAGCGGCTTCCGCTGCCGGACATTGCAGCACAGACACATTACAGCCGGACGGCGATAGGCTACCGGCTCAAAAGCATTGACAAAATGCTTGATGTGTGATACTGTAATCTCAATCGGGTGCGTTTTTTCACGAAAACGCATTGAAGCGGCAGGCTTTCGGGTCTGCCGCTTTTCTTTTTGCACGATTTGTGGTATAATATGTCCAACAAATCCGCCCGGCCTCTCGAAGAAGCGCATTAGGGTGGATATCTGAACCCATCAAGCCTCTCAACGATGCGTATCATGGTGGGTCTTTAAGGCTATGTAGCTCAGTTGGTAGAGCAGGGCGCACCCCGTCTATTGCGCTGGTTCAATTCCAGCCATAGCAAGTCCGAAAATGCTTGAACGGTTTTGAATAGTGCGCATACGTCAAAATTGCGATAGCAGAAGTAGGCATTTTTAGTTGATACAGTCTCCCACCCGCCTACTTACAGTGCGTACCATGCGGGAGACGCAGAAATCCCCCGGTGTTCCGTTTGGAGCATTGGGGGTTATTTATTTTTCAAGCGCTCATGCGGCTTTGTGCCGTGTGGGCGCTTTTCTTTTTTGCTTAAAATAATCAAGTTTTAATCAAGCTTTTTGTCCTTCGTTGTGTCTTCGTTGTCTCTCGTTTTCTCCCGGTGCGGTACACTGAGCGCAATAGGAGGGATGTATTATGAGCTATTACCCAACACCCGGAGCGCCCTATGTTCCGCAACAGCCTGTCAATCCTTACGGCGGCATGGGAACGGTAGGGCTTGCCACTCCCCTGCCGAACACGCAGATGCCACAGGCACAGCAGCAGCGTCCGCAGCCGATGAATGGGCAGCAGCCTGTTCAGCAGTCGGCGCAGGAAGGTGGCTGGTTGCTTGGTAGACCTGTTTCCAGCAGGGAAGAATTTCTGGCAATACCGTCCGACCTGTACGGCAGACCGACCTACTGCCCCGACCTGCGGAGTGGCGTGATCTACTGCAAGCGGCTGAACCCAGACACCTGTGAATCCTATGTGCAGGAGTTCTACAGCCCGGAAGCGTGGCGGCAGATGCAGGCACAACAGGCACAGCAAACCGCCGCACCGACACAGCAGTATGTGCCTGTTGAAGAGTATAACGCCCTCGTCCACAGGCTGGATGAACTGGAAAAGTGGCAGAAGAGCTTTTCTAAGCCCGCTGCCGCAACGAAGAAAGGAGAATAACAATGTCCTCTCCGTTTGATGTGATTACGCACAGTCCCATCATGCAGCTTGCAAATCTGGCTCGTGCCGGGCAAAACCCGATGGGGCTTATCCAGCAGTTGAGCGGGCAGAACGCCCCTATCATGCAGGGCTTGAACCTGATTCAGGGCAAGAACGAAACGCAGCTCAGGACGATGGCGCAGAACCTTGCAAAAGAGCGGGGCATCGACCTGAACCAACTGGCAAGCGTCCTGAACCTGACGCTGCCCCGGTAAAGCATCCCTCTAAGCGAAACGCTTCTCAGTTTTGCGGACTTGATAAAAACCGCTTTTATCTGGCTTCGCCCATCGCATACGGCGGTGGGATAGCATAACGCAAAACTGAAAGGAGTTTTGTTATGGACGATTTTGCAACTGGCTATCTGGCTGGGCAGGACGGCGGCAATAACAACGGCGGATTCTTCGGCAACGAAGGTCTGTGGGCTGTTATTATCCTCGCCATCATCTTTGGCTGGGGCAACGGCGGCTACGGCAGGAACGGCGGTGACAACGGCATGAACAGCTACATCCCCTATCTGGTTGGTACTGGCGCAACCGGTCAGGGCGGCGCAGATACTCGTGCGGCTCTGTCTGAGGGCTTCTACCAGCAGGACACTTCCCGTTCTCTGGCTGGCATCCAAAGCGGTATCTGTTCTCTGGGCTATGACCAGCTCGCACAGATGAACACTCTCAACGCTTCCGTTGCGGGCGGCTTTGCTGGTACTAATCAGGCGATCTGTCAGCTCGGCTACCAGAACGCACAGCTTGTGAACGGTCTGGAACGCAGCGTGTCCAACGGCGATAATGCCATCAGCCTTGCTATCATGCAGGAGGGCAACGCACGTCAGGCGGGTCAGACTGCTATCCAGACGCAGCTTGCATCTTGCTGCTGCGAGAACAAGCAGCTCATCGGCGACCTGAAGTACACCATTGCACAGCAGGACTGCGCTACCCGTCAGGCTATCGCAGACAACGCTCGTGCCATCGTGGACAACTGCAACGCCAACTTCCGCAGCATGATGGACTACTTCACGCAGGATAAGATCGCCACTCTGACCGCTGAGAACCAGAGCTTGAAGTTCGCCGCTTCTCAGGATCGTCAGAATGCGCTTCTGACCACTGTGATGTCCCAGCAGACCGATACCATCCTGAACCGGGTCAATCCTCGTCCGATTCCCGCTTATCAGGTGGCAAACCCCAACGTGGGCGTGAACTGCTGCGGCTGCTAACCTACACACTCCCCGATAACACCGGGTGAACCATCGGGGCAGGGGTAAGACACCTCTGCCCCTGATTTTTTAGGAGGAAAATACTATGGCTTGCAAAACAAGCTGCAAACTCTGCCCGCACTTGGTCATCAGTCAGGCAGTCACGTTCGCCAACGACACGCTGACCATCAACATCCCTGCCGGTGCATACCAGAACGGAGAGAAGTATTGCATCGTGGTTGCCCAGAGCTTGCCGGACACGACCACCATCAACGCCCCTGTGGTTATCACCATAGGTGCGGGCACGACCGCATACCCTCTGACCGACTGCAACTGCGCTCAGGCGACCGCCGAGAGCATCCACACCCGCACCCGTTACGCTACCCGTGTGGCAACGTCTGCAACCGGCACCGGCACGTTCAAGTATCTTGGCTGCTTCTGCCGTTCCCACGCTGGCGCGCCTGCGTCCATTTCTTGAGGAGGTATAGATTATGGGCAAGACTAATTTTCGCCGCATGATGATGCTCCGCGACCACGATAAAGACCGTGAGCCGGAACGTGACCGCCTTGAGGAAGAGCGTGATCGCAGGGAGCGTGAGTTGGAACGCCGTCTGCGCAAGCTGGAAGATGGCAGCGACCGCTATCCTTACTATCCGCAGGAGGAGAACCGCTACATCGACCCCTACCCTATCCCCCGCTACCCTGACGTAGAGTATGGGCGCAAGATGCCGCAGATTGGCTTCTCGCAGAACGGAGACTGGGATAAGCGGTCTGGGCAGTATGAGCATGGCGGTGCAGACAGCCGTTTCATCAAGATGCCACGAAAGCACCTCACCCACGATGAAGCGGAAGAATGGTGCGACAGCATGGTGAATGCTGACGGTACTAAAGGCTGTCACTGGACGCTGGAACAGACACAGGACGTTGCCAAACAGCGCAATATCACCTGTGACCCGAACGATTTCTGGGCTGTCATGAACATGATGTACTCGGATTATTGTCAGGTCGCAAAGCGGCAGTCCGTTGACACTCCTGGCTTCTACGCTGACATGGCAAAGGCGTTCCTTGATGACACGGACGCTGTGGACGGCAAGGCGTATCTCTACTGGAATTGCATTGCTGATAAGTAAAACAGAACCCCTGTACAGCCTTGATTGGTTGCACAGGGGTTTGTTCTTTAGCAAGTTCCTGTATCTCCGATTTTCTGTATGGTACTTTTAAGATTTGGAGCATCTGCTTCTGGCATTTTACGTTTGATGCCAATAATCGCTTGCGTGATTCCAGCTTTATTTAACTGGTTTACAGACTTACGGAATACAAAATCAATGTTCATATTCGCCTTGATTGTTCCGTCATCTTCAAGATAGCAGTTTGGAATCCACACGTTTTGATTACTACCGTTTATTTTGAAACGCTTTGCTTTGTAGCAACCGTAATCCTCTCTTACAATCAGCTCAACAGGAATGCCCTTATAATACTGCGTGTCAGTATTGTACTTTTCAGCCAGTTTTGCTTTACGTTTTGCTACCTCTGCGTTTATTTTGGCTTGTTCCTCTTTGCTTCTGTGCTTGCGTGGCTTGTATGTGCGCATTTTTCTCCTCTCACATAGATTATTCTTCTTTGATGTTCATTAGTATATACAACGGAACGAATCTTTTCCAACTACGGAAGTGTTTAGGATAACGCCTAACAAGATACCAATCGCCAAACAAATGGAAAGTTGTGTAGTATTTTGCAATTCTTGCAACTCTCTCTTGTTTCGTCATGTCAGTCCTCCAAGAAATCCTCCAACTCAATCTTCCCGTCTGCCGCAGCAGCAGCCAGAGCGTACACATACTGCCCTATCGTCATTCCGTGCCGTCTGGCTTCACGGTTGATGTACTTGCGTTCTTCCTCGCTCATAAGGATGGTAATGCGTTTAGAACGCTTGCCGTCACCGCTTGCAACGCCCTGATGCGATTCCGGCATCGGGATTTTTTTCTTTGTCAAGCCAGCTTCAGCCAGTGCTCCGGGAACATCGCCTTGCTCGATAAGACGTTGAATTTCTTTCGCCTGTTTCAACTTCTTTGGCTTACCTTCGCCTAACACGGCATCATTTGGCTTGCTTTTGCCGTCTTTGGCTTGCTTCGGCTTAACACTACTTAATTCTGCTTCACTCGGCTGTGCATGGCTGTCTATGGCATCACTGGGCTTAATCGGTGCTTGTTCGGCATTATTCGGCTTTGTTTGGCTTACTTCTTCTTCCTTTGGCTCACTTCGGCTTAATGTCTGTTCCGAAAAAACAGGCTGGAAGTCAAACCCGCCCAACAAGCCGGATGTTTTTTTGCTGGACTTTTTCACTGTGTGTCACTCCAATCAATAAAATACCCGTTGTACCGAAAAGATTTTGCCGCATTTCCAGCTTCAATCAAAACTTTTCCGGCTTTTATGGCTTCTTCGGAACTTAACGCCCCACAATGTCTTTGTGAAACAACATAATAAATCGGATTGTCTATTCCATCCCCTCGACGGAAAAACATAACATCTTTCGAGCTGAATTTGCTTTGCAGTTCAAACTCGGCTTTTTCCAGCTCTTTATATCTAACTACATTCACTGCACATCCCCCTCTACAATCTTCTTTGCCAGCTCTTTGAAGTCCTCTGCGCTGGTGCTCTTTGCCGTGTCACCGCTAAACAGGCTATGCCGCTCTGCCTGTGCCTTACGAACGCCCATAGACGGTCTAATCTTCACATCCAGCAGGGTTGTACCCATGCTCTGTGCAATCACAGGAAGCTGCTCCACAACCTCTTTTGACAGGTTCTCACGGCTCTTGTACTGGTTCAGAAGCAGACCTTCAATTTTCAAAGTCGGGTTAAAGTATCTACGAACGTCACCGATGGTCTGCGAAAGCTGGCTCAGTCCGGCAAGCGCATATCGGTCTGCTGTAATGGGTACGATGATGCTATTGGCGGCGATTAGAGCGTTTACAAGCGCAAGACCAAGCTGCGGGGGAGTGTCCAGAACAATGTAATCGTACTGATCAGACACGGATTCCAGCGCTTCACGCAGCCGGAAGTTCTTGCCCATGTCCCGGACAAGCTGCTCGTCAATGTCCTTCAATGCGTTGTCTGACGGAAGAATGTCACCAGCTTCACAGTGCTGGATTCCCTCTTCCACCGTGCCCTGCCGGGTCATTACATCGAACAGGGTACACACGTCCTCTGTCTGTGCGCCGTATGTGTCCGTTGCGTTGCACTGTGCATCGCAGTCCACCAGCAACACCTTTTTGCCAAGCAACTGCAACGCACCAGCCAGACAGGTGCTTGTGGTAGTCTTTCCTGTGCCGCCCTTCTGGTTAGCGACAGATATGATTTTTGCCATTTTTATTCTCCCCACATTACAAAATAACCATTGTACTTAAATTTTTTTGCCGCCTTACCAGCCTCAATCAGCGCCTTTCCTTCCTCAATCGCTTCGTCTGGTTCTACAGTGCCATGTCCACGAGAACCGACCATTACATGAATCGGCGTATCAATTCCGTCCCCAACGGTGAAAAACTCAACTCTGTTACAATCGAAGTCGTCTAGCAATTTCGCTATTTCTCTGTACAAAACGGAACTTTGAACTTTTGCCATTTTATCACTCTTTCTTTTTAGTAGAACGGATATGCTGCCTTTATCTCGTCTCCGACCCACAATAAAGGCGTGACGTGCCATGCAATTACAGTTCCTTTGATTTCATTACTATCGGAATCAAACCATTTGCCGTTGATTGTATCGTACTTGCCGATTATGAAACTTTTTTCTCCTGTTTTCTTATCTTCGATACGAAGTAAAAGCCCACGAGGCCATCCTTCTAGGCTTTTATCCGGCATAACATCTTTGGTCATATACCACTTGTCCTTGTCATAGCCTTTCGGAAACATTGGAATCATACTCTTTCTCCTTTCTGCATCATCTGCTCAACGCGCTACGCCTTACTGCTCTTGTAACGCTTCAATGGAATAGAATGCTGGCATATACTTGTCTACGATACCCGCTTTGTCTACGCTTCTAATCAGATAGCCAACAGGTCTGTCAGGGAACGGAGACCTGTCCAAAGACAAAATATCCTTATACGCCGCCTTTACCGTATCGTAGACCGCTTCTCTGCGTCTCGGCAACTTGATTTCAGGATGCTCTTTCTTCATCCACTTCTCAACCACTTTTGCCACGTCAATGCAGTCCTGCTTTTCTAGTTCGTCACACATAGACCAGTCAAAGTCCTCGTATCCGCTTCTGCGGGGCTTTCTGGCGGCTTTTTGAGGTTCAGTTGATACTTCGCTTGCCTGAGCTTCAATCAGCGTCTCAGACGCTTTAATTTTGGGCTTAAACTTAACTGCCACAGCCTTTCGTGCCACAAGAACCGGCTCGTAAGTCACAACAATGTCAGACACAGCATTGATCTCATCTACTGCAACATCAAGCACTCGTTTGCGAAGGTTCTTGTAAACATCGTAGCTTGCTTCCATCGCACCGAGCTGTTCTCTCAGTTTTTTCAGACTGATTTCATGCGGCTTGCTATCCATGTTCAGCCAGTCCCGAAGAATCGAATAAAGCAGAATGCTGTACTGAGACTTCATTCGTGATGTGTAGCGTAGACGATACCGAACGTACCCGCTTTCTGCAATATCAAAAAAGATGGGGCGAAGGTCAGGGTTGCAAGTGATTGCCACAACATAAGACCTCGTTTCGGGTACATAGTCCAGTTTCGCCCTTGTGAACAAGACAAAACTCTCAAACGTCCCCTTCTCTTTGTCAATGGGAATCGACACCGTATTGCCCAGAAAGTGCTTGATCTGCGGCTCAATCCTTCGTGCATCAAGGCTTTTTAACCCAAGCAGGTCTCTGTACTCTGCCAACGAGAACTCCACACGGCTGCTGTTTGGGTCTCTCGGATTTATTCTTGACAAGTAAACCTCTAGCAACCGGAGCTCGCCTGCCGTGTAGTCCCTGAACTTTGCCCACACAAGAGATTTGCTTTTTTCGACAAGGTTGTTGTCGGATATTTTTTGCATCTGTTCGCCTCCTTTTCTAGCCTAAAAGCAGTATATCACAGATTGGGGGGACAAGTCAATACATTCTGTCCCCCGTGGCTTGTCTTTTTGTCCCCCATAGGGTCGTCAAAACGTCCCCCATGACTTGTCAAAACGTCCCCCATGACTTGTCAAAACGTCCCCCATGACTTGTCAAAACGTCCCCCATGCTTTGTCATTTCGTCCCCCATCTACATATTATATATTAAACAAGAAATAAACAAGAGGTTAAATATCATCGTTAAATAGGCGATGACGATAATTTTCAACAATTTCTTTGTTTTTCCATTCCAGCTTGTGGATAACTCAACTTTCCATTTGCTGAATAAAGTCTTTCCGGCAATGATTAGTCTTATCTAACGTGTACAAAATGTGGATGAAAAACTTTTGAGCCGGTGTTATGGGGGACGGATTGACGGGCTGCTCAATTGCAAACAATAAATTATCGTTAATTCGTTATTTATTCCGCGCAAATGTTGTCGATTTACAGCCTATGGGGGACGGAATGACAAGGTAGATTTGCCCGATAGGTGTACAAAAAGTGGACAGAATGTTCCTTAAAAACTTCGATAATTCGACAATCAGCCAGTTATATTATTTGGATTCACGGTATAAGAATCATTGGACCTCATGGCAGCTTCTGTTCCAGCGTCCTGCGCCTGATAGAGTATTTCCATCTTCGGGGCGGTTCCATTCGGGTCTGGGTCTGTTCCGGTAGCCTGCGCTATCTCATAGTTGCCCGATACCATCCGGCAAACAGAGACCCTGTCCTTCAACGGTGTGTGGAGGTTTGCCAGAACCTCCGTCAGCACACCCATATGGTCTGAACCGTGATCTCCGTACCGGATGTACAACAAAGCATCTATCTCGTAGGAAGAACATTCAATCATGGCATCTATGAGAATCTGACGCTTTTCCATGTTGGAAAGGTCGTCTTCCAGATGCTCCAGCAGTCCAGGATAAATGCAAGCGTCCATGTATCGAGCCGCCGATACGCCGCAGCAGGTGAACCAGCGCATAGCCATTGGTAGGGAAATAGCCGCCAGACCTTGCTCCCAGTTGGCAATCGTACCACGATTCACGCCCATTCGTGCGGCTAATTTCTGCTGACTCAAGCCAGAACGCATCCGTGCCATCTCTAATGCTTTGGCCGTTCTTACCAAATACTCATCCATAAATTCACGCCCTTTCAACAAAATTCTGCAAAACTGCTGGATTCGACAAGCCAAAAAATGGAAAAAGCTGCTATGGAGAACCAACAGCAGCCTATGTTATAACTGTAACATCGAAAAAATAATCAAACAGGAGGTAACAACATGATTATCATTGACGGGATGCCCGCATCTGAACCGACCGAAAGCAGAACGCCAAAACCGTGGGAGGAAAGCTAATGAATCGAACCGTAGATGCTCTGATTATCCCATACGCTCGCAGACGGACTTTGGAGCTTGTCCTGAGCCTTTCTGGGTACGAAGCTGATAAAGATGCTTACCTCGAAGCGAAAGGCATCTTAGAACGTGCCGTAGCCGCATTAGACGATGGACGCGACCCGGCAGACAACATCGAACGCATTGACGGACAGCTCGTAGAGCTGTGATTGGAGGAAAGATGGATAGGCGCTGTCCCTTTTGACTTGAACGCTCGTGGCTTCCCCGATGAAAAGTAACGGATGTGAAGAAAACATTCGATTTTTGCGAAGTTGTTCAAATTATATTGACTACACAACCAAAAGATGTATAATCATATCAAATGAACATTCGTATTTACTGATCGGGAGGATATGCTGCAATGAGCGAACAAGAAAAAGCGAAGATTGACCGATTTATTGCATGGCTGCTGGAACATCCTGAAAAGATTCCGGCAGCGGAACAAGCACTAGACCTAGAGTAACAGAGAATCCCTTGCGCAGAGCTATACCAGCCCGGCACAAGGGATTCTTTTTATTTTACCGGGTCAGAACCACTTTTTTTTTCGGTTTCTACGGTAACGATATTTTCTGCTGTTGCCATATAGTACACGGTTATTGCCTTTTAACAAGGCCTGCATGAACCAAAAGCAAAAGGCGCAGCCGCACAACAAGTAATACATGGGCTTACCTCACATCTTCTCGATCAGGTTCATCAGCGCTTCACGCTGCGCTGTCGGCATAGACTCAAGCTTTCTTCTAATCCGCTCCAATGCTGCATCAACTTCACTTTGCGGCTGCTGGGGCGGGTTTTCTTTTTGGTTGCCAGTGAGAAGGTAGTCAACCGTAACATTGAAATACTGTGCCAGCTTAACGGCATTTTGATTGGTCGGCTTTGCATCGTTCCCTGCATTTGCTTCGGTTCTCCAATAGCTATAAGCAGATTTCGGAACGCCAGCTTCAGTCAAAGCACGAGATGGCTTTACTCCCTTTTGCTCACATAGCCTTACGAAATTGTCAAAAAACACAAAACATACCTCCAGCGTTTGTACAAGATGACAAAGTTCTACCACTTGAACAAAAACACTTGAAAAGTTCTACTACTTGTGATTTAATAAAGATACCGAGTTCAATCGGTAGAACAAATTAAAGGCTTTGAACAAATAGAAGAACGTTCGATAATGTTTTTGCTTGACACCATAATATTATCACATTCTTTCAAAAAGTTCAAGTATTAGAACAAGAAAGGAGAAAAAATTTGCTTCCTAAGTGGACAGGCGATGTTGTAGGAACGCTTCATGTTCACAATATCGAAATCAGAGAGCTTGCTGCAAAAATGGGATGCGCGCCGGAATACTTGGGGAAAATCCTGAACGGTAAGCGTGAGCCTAAAAATGCGGAAGCTAAGGTGAAAGAGGCTCTGAATGAGCTTGTAAAGGAAAGAAAGAAAAAATGAGAGAAATCGTGCTATCTATGCAAAGCGGCGAGCCGGTGGCATCCAGCCGCCAGATTGCTGAGAACTTCGGCAAGGAGCACAAAAATGTGATACAGGCCGTCGCAAATCTCGTGGCTGAAAATTCAGCCGCCAAATCCATGTTCTACGAAACAACGTTTGAGAACCGCGGCAAGCAGTACCCCATGTACCTGATGAACCGGGACGGTTTCAGCCTGCTGGTGATGGGCTTTACCGGAAAGGCCGCTCTTGAGTGGAAGCTCAAGTACATTGCAGCGTTCAACGAGATGGAAAAGAAGCTGACCGAACAGCCGCAGCTCACCCGCTCGCAGCTCCTTGCAACCGCACTGATCGCAGCGCATGAGGAGCTGGAGGAGAAGGACAAGAGGATTGAACTTCTGACAGCCGACACGGAACGGATGAAGCCAAAAGAGATTTTCAGCGATGCAGTAAGCACCAGTCAAAACAGTATCCTGGTCGGTGAGCTGGCTAAACTGCTCAAGCAGAACGGCATCGAAATCGGCGAGAAACGGTTGTATGCCTGGATGCGTGAGAATGGTTATCTCATCAAGCGCAAGAGTGCTGATTGGAACAAGCCAACGCAGCGCAGCATGGAGATGAAGCTGTTCACCATCAAGGAAACGGTCATCTGCCACTCGGACGGACATACCAGTGTGAACACCACCACAAAGGTGACTGGCATCGGTCAGGTCTATTTCGTTAATCTCTTCTTAAAGACAGAGAAAAGCAAGAAAGAGGAGGGCTGAACATGGAGAAGATTATCACCTTAAAGGTAGACCTAGAGCACCCGAACGATGCTCGCCACGCCATTAACAAGGCTGTGGAAGCCTATGAGGAGGGCAAAAAGCACTGGGACGCTTTTGAACTTAACGAAGCCAAAAGCAAAGCACGAGATATTTTGTACGGCCTGTGCAACGATGGTTGCAGCATGATCTGGTCGGTCACCGATGGCGCTGTTGGGCTGACGATCTGGAACGATTTCAGAGAGCCAAGCGTTGGTCAGTGCTATATGACCGAAGAAGGGCTGTATGATATCTGGGTCGAAAGGCTGGTTGCACTGTGCATTGCCACAGGCCGGGAAGTCCCGAAGTTCATCACGGACAAGGCTGGTGAGTGCTGGTGACGAATTTTCGCAAGGCGCAAAGCCGCAGACGCAAATTAAAACTGGCGATGGCAGCTGGCATGTCCCGAAACGATGCCAACAAGTTTCTTTGGATGGAAAAGATGCTGAACCAGTGCTTTGAAAGGCATAACCGGGAAGCCAGACTGAAAGAGGAGATGCAGCGTGGAAGAAAAGTACTGTGAGCGCTGCGGTGTCTTTCTTGGCCTTGTAAATCCGTGCAAGAAATACTGTGAAGAATGTAAAATCATTGTTCGCAGAGAACGGCAGGCTCTTATAAAGAAAGGAATTAAGGCTAAGCCGGAACCGGCTTTATGCGCTTGGTGCAAGAAGCCAATGGTTCGGAAGGTCTGGTCTCAGAAGTATCACCCTGAATGTGCAGCAGATGCAAACAAGGCTTTGACCAAAAAGTACAAAGCCAAAAAGCAAAAAGAGCTGAATGAGCTAAAAGCATCTGGTGAGTTCAAAATTACTTGGGATGTGCAGAAGCCAGAACGTGCGAGACCTCAAAAGCACGAGCCTCCAAAGTATACCGTGCGACAGATGAACGATGCCGCAAAACGATACGGCATGAGCTACGGCCATTACAGTACTTTACTTGCACAGGGAAAGGTGAAGGCCCCTGATGAACGGTAAATATTACGGTCAGCGGGAAATCCGGTGGCACAGCCAGGAGAAAGAACGGCTGGAACACATCAACAAGCGAAAGGAGAAAAATGAAAGCACTCGTGGAAATCGTCCTGATCTGGGGCATCGTCCTGGCATTGATTCTGGCAACGTTCCTGTTGAACTTCTGGCTGGTGCATCACATCGAACTCCTGGTCGGAGTTAAGGCGACATGGTACATCATAGGTGTTGGCGCTCTGATGGCAACCATCTGGATTTTCGGTGTTGGTAAAAAAGCATGACGCTGGAAGATGCAATGAGGGCCAGGTACTTCAACATCAACGACATTAGCCGTAGATCGGGAGTATCAAGGCCGACGATTTACAGCATCTTGGGCAAGCGAAAGAAGCAGAAAAGTTCCGTTCGGGTCGATACGCTTCTAAAAATCGCAAAGGCCTTGAATGCAAAAATTGCCATTAGTGAAAACAAGCCAAGCGGATTTGATATTGTCTTAAAAGAGGTGAAGAGAAATGAAAACTGTTAAAGGCACTGTATTGTGCTTTATAAGCATATCCATCGCCGTTGCAGCACTTGGATGTGGAAACGCCATCAACGGTGCTTCCAATGGCTGGGGTATGCTTGGATATACGCTACTGTCCGTCTCAATGTTTTTTACTGCTTTGATTCTCGCTATTATCGGCGTTAGCGCGGAGAATGAGCGTATTGAACGTGAAAACCGTAAGATTAAGCGAGTGCACCACCACACCAACGAGTGGAGGGATGCTCAGTGAAATGCCCGATGTGCGGACAGGAAAGTGTTACGACCGTCGACACTAGAAACGAGGACGATTGCATTATTCGCAGAAAGCATTGCTTGAATAAAGAATGCGATTACCGGTGGTCTACTATCGAAATCGACACAAGCCAGTGGTACTCAGCTCTTCAAATCCAAGAGCACAGAAAACAGAGAGGACGGCCCAGAAAGAATGATTAGCGTGAACCTAGATAGATTCGGTGGCGTGACCGAGCCGGAGGACGGCGTGTACTTTATGACCAACAAGCAGATGGCAGAAGCGAAAGAAGCTGACCGGCTGGCAGCGATTGAGGACTTGCAGTCTGAGATTGAGGACAGGGAAGCAGAGCTGAAAGACCTCCGCGCACAGTTGGCAGACCTGATGGCTGGTTGATTTTGTACAGCCGTATTAAGCCAAAGTAAGAACAATGAAGCCTAATGAAGCCGAAGAAAGGAAAGAAAATGAGCAAATACAAGAAAGAAATCAAGCACTGCGAAAAGTGCAATAAGCCTTTTTCGGCGCTCCCGAACAGCACAGAAACTCTTTGCGCAAGTTGCAAAAGGAACAACTTGGAGGAAACGCTTCGCAAGAACGGTCACGCACCGCAGCACACGCTTGTTAGGAGCTTTTGTGACAGCCTTAATGAAGCGTTTGCTGTAGAAGATGCCGCAAGAAGGGCTTCGTGGGACGAGAGCACAAGCATTGAGAAAACGTGTCGTGACTGCGGAAAAGCATTCGAGATTTCTCGTGCAGAGCGCATTTTCTTTGAATCGCATAACATGGCACTGCCAAAGCGTTGCCCGGCTTGCCGTAAAGTGAGGAAAGAAGCGAGTAAGGAGGACAACTGATGGACAACAGCAAAATCCATGAAGCTCTGATGGCTGTTCAGTCAGAGCTGAAAGCCCCCAAAGGGCAGATGAACAAATTTGGCGGCTACAAGTACCGTTCCTGCGAGGACATTCTCGAAGCGGTCAAGCCAATCTTGAAAGCACATAGCCTTGTTCTACGGCTTTCCGACAAGCCTGTTATCGTTGACAGTTGGCACTACATCGAAGCCACTGCAACAGTTGAATCGCAGGATGGTGCCACCTACACGGTGACTGCATACGCTCGTGAGCCTGAGTTTAAGAAGGGCATGGACGATTCGCAGATTACCGGCACTGCAAGCAGCTACGCCAGAAAGTATGCTCTGAACGGTTTGTTCTGCATTGACGATACGAAGGACGCTGACACGGACGAGTACCAGAAGCAGACCACAAGCAGGACAAGCAAGCCTGTCCAAAAGCAAGCGGAGGCAGAAAATATTCCTCCGTGCGCTTGCTGCGGAAAGCAGTTACAGCCTATTCAGTACAACAACCGCACAGTCACTCCGCTGGAAACTGCAAGAAGCACGAAGAAACGCTTTGGGCGCGTCCTGTGTTGGGACTGTGCACAGAAACAACCGAAGGAGGGCTAAACAATGCTCAACTCTATCGCAATTCAGGGGCGTCTGGTTCACACGCCTGAAGCTAAGGTCACGAAGTCCGGGAAGGATGTTTGCACGTTCAGCATTGCCTGCGACCGCCAAAGTGGCGGCCAGAAGGAAACTGACTTCTTCAACTGCACCGCATTTGGCAATACGGCGCTGTTTGTTTCCAAGTGGTTCCAGAAGGGTAGCCTAATTCTGGTCACTGGTAGCATCCAGGCCCGGAAATATATCGACAAGCAGGGGAACAACCGCACCGCAACGGAAATCATGGCGAACAAGGTTGACTTTTGCGGTGGCAAGTCTGACAGCAAGCCAGCCGATCGGGCGCAGGGTGCCCCGCAAAATTACTCTCAGGGCAACACGGATGACTTCTCTGTGATTGACGATGATGGTTCGTTGCCCTTCTGATTGGAGATGCGCATGAATCGGGAAGAAAAAACGCATTGGACGCAAGATAAAATCTTGCTGTATGTGAAAGCCTGTATGTCTGCCACTGGTTTAACCAGAATGCCATCAAGAAGTGAATTGAGCGAGTATTACGGAAACGACAAGTTGACAAATGCAATTTGCCGTTTTCCGGGTGGCTATTACAAAATAGCTGAAATCCTTAATATCGAAATGAAAGAAAGCGAAACGCAATTCGGAAAGTATGGCGAAGACCTTGCTACAAAACTGCTGGAAGAACATGGATTTGCGGTTGAGCGAATGTCAACTAGATACGCCTATGACCTTTATGTTAATGGCAGCGTTAAGGTTGATGTAAAAACGGCAAGGCCGAGCAGAGCAAATAAGAGTTTTTGCTATTCGTTTAATCTTGAAAAACGATTCCCTACTTGCGATGTTTATTTTCTGATTGCAAAAAACGAAGAGAAGGAAAGCATTTATATAGTTCCTGCTTCCATCAACCAGACGCAGATTGGTCTTGGAACTGGAACGACTGTGTACAGCAAATATCAAGACCGATATGACATTATCACTGATATGAGCAAGGCTTTCGCTTCGGCAAAGTCCTGACCGCCTACCTTATATAAGAGCTGCGCTATCTGGCTGGACGGGCGTTTTGGAAAGATGAAACACTTGGGCGACATTACAAAGATTCACGGTGACAAGATAGAGCCTGTGGACTGCATCACATTCGGAAGCCCGTGTCAGGATCTGTCCATTGCTGGGCGCAGGGCAGGGCTTGCGGGAGAACGGTCTGGGCTGTTCATGGAAGCGGTTCGGATTATAAAAGAAATGAGGTCAAGTACAAATGGACTGTATCCAACTTTCGCTGTTTGGGAAAACGTGCCAGGAGCATTCAGCTCCAACGGAGGAGAAGATTTCAGAGCCGTGCTGGAAGAACTTGCCCGCGTTGAACAGCCAGACGTTTCAATTCCTCGACCTTCGAATAGGGGGGGCAGATGGAGCAAAGCTGGAGCAATCGTTAGAAACGGATGGTCTCTGGCTTGGCGACAGCTTGACGCTCAATATTGGGGAGTGCCCCAGAGAAGAAAACGTATCGCTCTTGTCGTGGATTTTGCAGGTCAACGCGCCGGAGAAATACTATTTGAGCGAACGAGCCTGTCAAGGCATCTTGATTCGCGCATCCCGACGTGGAAAGAAATTGCCGGACTTACTGCAAACTGCCCTGCTGGAAATGATGGAGTGGTGGGAGCCGGGCGCGGCCGCAAAGGCGATGGAGATGCTGATTGCAGAAGAACAAAAACGGATAAGACGGGAGAAGCTTGCCGCTCTGAACGAGAGGAAAGAACTGATAAGAGAGAAAGCGGAGAAGCAGCTGCGTACTCTCTTAAAATCCGCTCTGGCTGTGCCGGAGGAGGAAAGGGCGCACTTGTGCAAACAGAAAAAGTCGGGACGCTATCGACTCTCCAAGACCAGACGCTTTTCCAACTGGTGCAAGCCGGGGAGATAATCCCAATAAACACACAAATCGCTACAAGACACATTTCGATGGGAGAAAAAACAGGTCTTGGAGTTGGAAAGAATGGAGACCCGGCCTTTACTCTACAGGCACGGCATGAACACGGCGTGTGCTATTGCATTGCGGGAAACATTGTTGACAGAGCCGATACGGCAGGGGCGAACGGCTTGGGCGCAAAAGAAGAAGTGGGCTATACACTGAACACAATCGACCGTCATGCAGTTGCGTATTCCATAAATCCGTTGTCAAGTAACAGCATGAAATCGGCAAATCCGTACAGCGGGTTCAATGAAACAGGTGTAAGTAAAACGCTCGACTGCTCTGACGCAAACCCAACGAAGAATCAGGGAGGACTTGTCATCGTTCAGCCGATTCCGATTCAAGACAAAACAGGAACTCTTTCGCCAGGCGCTCACGCTGGAAGTTACAATGGACAGGATGCTTACAACGATATGCTGGTAAGGTGCAGAGTTTTTGACGCAAGAGGTAATGGAAATGGAAAGACGGTTCCGACCATTACGGGAGACCACGAAAGCAGAATCACTGATTATACAGCCATTGCGGTTGAACACGCTGGCTGTTTGACACCGTGGGATGTTCAGAGCCGCAGGATTTTTTCTGAATACGGGAAATGGCCGGCGTTGTATAGCGGAGAAGGCGGCGGACATGGATATGTGTTTACACTCCGATGGATTGTACGCCGCCTAACACCTGTTGAATGCGAACGCCTGCAAGGCTACCCGGACGGATGGACTGACATTGGTGATTGGACAGACAGTAAGGGCAAGAAACACAAGTACGCTGACAGCCCACGGTACAAGGCTTTGGGCAACTCAATCGCTTTGCCACAATGGTTTTGGCTGGTGCAGAGGATGCGCCCGTACCTGAAAGAAAAGCCTAAGCTGGGCAGTCTGTTCGATGGTATAGGTGGTTTCCCTCTGGTCTGGCAAAGAGCATACGGCGAGGGTACTGCACGGTGGGCAAGCGAAATCGAAGAGTTCCCGATGGCTGTAACAAAAAGGAGATTCGGCGAAGAATGATTACCTGTTGTCTCAACTGCACATCACGCTACACAGCTTGCCACGATACTTGCGAGAAGTACAAGGCAGAGAAGAAAGACTTCGAGGAGTGCAAGGCGTTCGTGCATGAGCTGAACCACAGCCAGAGCGTGTATCACCGCAACTACGAGGACAAGCACCGGGAACGTGGCAAGAAGCGGTTTCTCGGAAGTGAATTTAGAGGTGAACGAGGATGAGACTTGTTGACACAGAGGATGTAATTGATGCACTGGGGAACATGGAAGAACCCATTGACCTAAAAGAAGCCGAAGAATGGATTGATACGGTTCCAACCGCTATGCAGTTATGGACAAGCGTAAAAAACGCACAACCTAGTGAAAATGGGGTTTATTTTGTTGTTTACGATTTTTGGTATTGGCGCAACTGCATTAGAACAATGCAGTTCAAAGATGGGGAATGGGTTGATGATGAATACCCGGTCAAGTTTTGGATGCCAATTCCTAGAATTCCCAAAGAGGATGAATAATGAACGAACTTAACGAAAAGTACGAAATTATTTACACAGACCCACCGTGGCCGCAGAAAAAAGGAAACATCAGAAAATGCAGACCGAATCAAGGAAAAGAACTTGATTATCAAACTCTTTCGCTTGATGACTGCTTTTCCATTCAAGACGTTTTCTTTGAAAACACAGCAGACCGCCACAATGTGTTTATGTGGTGCATTGACAAGTTCTTGATGGAAGCGGAACGGCAAATGGCAAAGCGTGGCTACAAACTCCATGCGAGAATGGTTTGGGATAAAGAAAACGGCGTTGCTCCTGCTTTTACGGTTCGGTTCTCGCACGAATATCTCTTGTGGTTCTACAAGCCCGGGAAAATGTTGATGCCAAGAAAAGAAACAAGAGGTAAATACACAACGATACTTCGAGAACCCGCTACATATCACAGCCATAAACCGCAATGCGCCTATAAAATGTTAGAGGATATGTTCCCAACAGCTAAAAAGATTGAACTATTTGCAAGAAACCATCGTGAAGGATGGGACGCTTTTGGAAATCAAATCGAGGACAACGCATGAACATCGGCAAGCAGTTTGAAGCGGATTTCAAAGCTTCCGTGCCAAAGGATGCGTGGTGCTACCGCCTGAAAGACAGTGCTGCCGCCTACTACGGCGGCAACGAAAATCTGTCCTTTTCCATCGACAACATCTGCGACTTCCTTGTGTACCGATACCCAATGAACCACCTGTTTGAACTAAAAACCATTGAAACGCCCTCTATCCCTCTGGAAAAGGTGTTCGGTAAATACGACAAGGCAAAGTGCAAATACCGCAAGGAAAAGCACATTACGGACATGGTGGATGCAATGGGGTACAGCGGTCAGACCGCCCATGTGATAGTCAACTATCGGGCGGTCAACCGCACCTTTGCAATCCCTGCCAATAAGGTTCTGGCGTTCCGTTACAACGAAAGCCGAAAGAGCATCCCTTGGCAGTGGGCGGAACAAGAGGGGATAGAGGTCAAAGCAAAAAGGCTGTGTGTCCATTGGCGGTATGACGTGGATGGGCTGCTAAAGAGATTGGAGAAAGAACATGGGAGAGACGCTTAAGTGTGATAGATGCGGGGAGACGTATCCTTTATACGAATACAACAACTTCACTGACATTGAGATGCGTGTGTGGGGTGTTGGCGGCCCGTATGACTGCGAGTATCGCCTTTGCCCCTCTTGCATGGCAAAGCTGAACGACTGGTTGAAAGGAGAACAGAAGTGAGCAAGAAAGTTTCAGACATCCTGCCTAAGACCGAAATCTTGGCGCAGTTGGCAGAAGAAGCGTCCGAATTGGCACAAGCTGCGTTGAAGCTGCGCCGTGCGCTGGATGGAACGAACCCGACACCGAAGAGCGTTGAAGAATGCCGAAAGGCGTTTGAAGAGGAATACGCAGATGTTATGGTGTGCATGTCCGCTCTTGATTTTTCGGATGACAGAAAGGCGTATGAGCGAATTGGAATTATTGCAAGCGAAAAATACTACCGTTGGCTCCATCGCCTTCAAGATAAGGAGCGGTCGGATGAATAAATTCGGAAACTGTCCTCTGTGCGGCAAACAGGTCAAGCCGACCAACCTCCGCAAAATCGCACGACAGAACCAGTTGTACGGTTTTCGCATGGCTCTGGATGGCGTTGCCACCACATGGGGCGCGCTGATTCAGAACCTTCGGTGCGATGCAGACCTGACCGATGAACAGGTGCAGAAAATCATCCGCATTGGTGACAGATACTGGGATATGGTCGGAAAGATCAAAGAAGAGGGCATGACCCCTGACGAGTTTGCGGATTACATCACAGCAAAGTCAGAACAGGTCGAAAAAGAGTTGAGAGAAAGATGGAGCTAATAATGGACAAGGAACAGCTTGCAATCGCACGGTTGCAGGACGCGGCAAGGCTGTCAGAGCATCGTTACAAGAAGCCGTTAATGGTCACATACTCTGGCGGCAAGGATTCACAGGTACTTGTGGCGCTGGCTGAACGTGCAGGAATCAACTTTGAGGTGGTCAACAGCCACACCACAGTAGATGCGCCGGAAACGGTCTATTTCATCCGTGAGCAGTTCAAAGCGATGGAAGAACGTGGAATTAAGTGCTCCATTGTTATGCCACGATACAAGGACAAGCCCGTGTCCATGTGGACGTTGATTCCGCAAAAGCTGATGCCGCCCACACGACTTGTGCGGTATTGCTGTGATGTTTTGAAAGAAAACACAGGGAAAAATCGGTTTATTGCCACTGGCGTTCGTTGGGCTGAATCCGCTCGGAGAAAGAATAGTCGTGGCGTGATGGAGCTGATGCACAAAGACAAAGAGAAGCGCATCATCCTCACGAGCGATAATGACGAGAAGAGAAAGCTGTTTGAAACGTGCAACGTCAAAGGCAAGATGACCGTCAATCCGATTATCGACTGGTCGGATGATGATGTGTGGAATTACACGCATAGCGAACACTTGCCCATCAACCCACTTTACTGCGAAGGGCAGAAGCGTGTTGGCTGCATCGGCTGTCCAATTGCTGGTAGGGGGGCAGACAGCGCGAGTTTATGCGCTGGCCTGCCTACGAAAAAATGTACATTTCTGCGTTTGAAAGAATGCTTGACGTCAGAAAAGCAAAATGTCTGCCGTGCGATTGGCAAACAGGAATGGACGTTTTTCGCTGGTGGATGGAAGACGACAACATCAGCGGTCAGTTGAGCATGGATGATTTGATGGAGGATAACAATGTTTGAATTTGTAACTCGCTGGCTGGTCTGCCTAGTCCTGCTGGCGGTAGTGGTTCAGTCTGAATGGACAATCAAGGACATGGCAGACAACCTGTTTGAGAAACGACAGGCAATGCTCGTCTGGGCGTTCGTCAACGTGTGTCTGGCCGTTTGTACGGCAGTTGTGATTGGGTGGAAATGATGGAAATTTGCGACATTGAGAGAAAAGAAATAAATTTTGGGTGTCTGGAGTATGGAGATGTGTTTGAGATTAACGGAGAAATTCTCGTGAAAGCTAACGTGAACCTTTCGGTAAGTAAATTGTCTGGCGGTGTCAGCTTAAAAAGCGGAGAGTTTTTGCAGATAGATGAGTATTTCCCCGTCAAGATGGTAAACGCTCATCTCCAGTTGGAGGGCTAAGAAAAATCATGTACAACGAACTTTATGACATTGAAAAGAGAATGGAAAGAAGCCGTAGAAAGTTTGCGATTCTGCAAGGCGTTGTAATCGCTTTTATTGCAGTCGTGGCAGTCTCGTCTATCGCACTTTCCATTTTTATGTATAAGGGGTTGTTTTCCGCAGATATTCCCGAATGGATGAAGTGGGCGTTTGTATTTCTTGGGAGGTAAAAATGGAAATTCGTGGAGAGCGTGATAATCAGGTGGTTCGTTTTGATTCGCTCAAGATTGGAGAACCGTTTTATTACAAAAAAGATCTCTTAATGAGAATAAATAGTATTACGGACGTTTCCTTATTTAGAGAAGCAATAACGTATAATTGCGTGTTTCTCAGTAATGGCAGACCTGCGTGTTTCAAAGATAATACGATGGTCAGAATTGCAAAGGTTCATATCGAAAAGGAGTACTAATGGACAACGAACTTTACTGCCCAATGAAGATGACCAGCAATCCGCTTGGTCGGTGCGTATGCGAGAAAGAAAAGTGCGCTTGGTGGCGGCAGTGGGACAACTGCTGCTCCATCTTGTGGATTGCACGGGAACTGAGAAACATCGAAACGAAAATGAAGAGGTGATAACTCTTGGCAACACCCCCGAAGCGTGGTCGTGGTAGACCGCCGCTGACCGAAGCCGAAAAGAAAAAGCGTGAGAAGCGAGCGCAAAAGGCGAAAGAACAAGCCGCTGCAAAGCGTGAGAAAGAGCGAGAGAAGAAGCGTATACAGAACCTCAACAAGAACAAAAGCATCCGTTCACAGGTCAGTAAGAAGGTAAAGGAGCAACAGGCGTTGGCTATCGAGAAGCTGAAGATGATGAACACAGGGGATTTGCAGTCAAGAATCGGCGATGAAGAGGACAAGAAAGTTGTCGGCATGATTGCCGCAAAGTATTTTGGCGACCTTCCGAGTGTGGACATGAACAACCCCATTGAAGTGCAGCAACGCCTTGATTTCTTCTTTGACGCTTGCATCGAAGCCAGGATATCCCCTGTTGTGGAATGGATTGCATTGGTTCTTGGCATCGAATGGCCTAGCCTGAGACAGATTATGACAGGCAAACGCCGTGACGACAGCTTGCAGCAGAAGTACATCTTGAAGCTGATTCTGCAAATGCAGTCCATGTGGGCGTACAACGGTATGTACGGGCAGGAGAATCCGGCAGAGTGGATTTTCCGAGCCAAGAACTACTTTGGTATGCGTGACAACGTGGAAGTCACCGTTGCGCCGCCTGAACAGCCGTTGGGCGATGCCCAGAGCGCAGAACAGCTCGCCCAGAAGTACCAGACGGCTTTGCCGAAAGGGATTGACGTGGAGTACAGAGAGGTGGAAGAACATGACTAACGGCGATTTCATTCGCTCCATGACGGATGATGACATCAGGGAAAACCTGACACCGGGCATCTGCGAGCTTATCAAGCATCGAGACCCGGAGCGTTGCGCCAATAACACTATTGGCTTATGCGAGTTTATCGGATGGAAGGAGATAGAGGAATGAACTTCTACTGCACCACCGAACACTGCTCTTGCATTGGCATCAAACAGTTCTCCGCTGGTAAGGCTATCCGATGCACAGCAGAATCCTGTGAGAACAAATCTGAGCCGTCTTGCGGCTCTTGCAAATGGTACGCAGAGCCGGAGGGCGTGTGTGTGAACGACCAATCAGAACACGTTGCAGACTTCGTGTGGAATGAACAAGGATGCAAGGAATGGGAGAAGGAAGATGAGCTATGATATTTCACTGTGCGACCCAGTAACGCACAAACCGCTCAAAGCAGATAGTACGCATTTTATCGCTGGTGGTATGCGTGCTATGGGCGGAACGAAAGAACTGTGGCTCAACGTCACATGGAACTACGGGGAGTTCTATTACCGTGATGATGTGTTCGGTGAGGATGGCATTCGTTCTATCTACGGTAAAACAGGCGCAGAAAGCATCCCGATGTTGGAAAAGGCTATTGCCGCACTTGGTGATGATGTGGACGATAACGACTACTGGAACGCCACAGAGGGCAATGCCAAACGCGCCTTGTATGGTCTGCTTGCGTTTGCAAAGATGCGGCCTGACGGTGTATGGGACGGAGATTGAAGGGAGAAAGGGCAATGCCGATATATGAAGTCGCTTTAGGCATCGTTTTGACAACGATGGTGGGGATATTGTTTGTATCTCCCATTTATCTGTTTGAACGATATATCCTTTGGGACACTTTAGACGAATATATTGATAGCATCGTTATTAAGTTTGTTGCTTGTGTGGTTATCAATGTTGCTATTTTCTTAATTGGATATGTAGTCGTTCTTGCTACTGCGGGGTATAAAAATGGCTAACACACTCTGGCATCCAGCCAGCGAACCACCACGAGAGCGGACGTAGCCTTTATTGCTCGCGACTAGGACAACGTGGCGTGATAAATATGGAAAAATGTTGCAAGGCATCTCGCCGACAGCGTACTTTCTTGGCTGTTACGCAGACGGTCAGTTCTGGGACGAGATAGGCGAGAGACTGCCGGAAGATTTGACGGTGACGCATTGGATGGCGTTTCCGATGGTATAGGAGGGCTTATGGAAAACAGTATCGTTATTACGCAAGATATGATTGCAACGTTTACGGCAGCAATGCGGGAAGCGTACCAAAAGTACGGAGATGACGAGGAAATTGTTCATGGCGTGATGGATGGCATTATGTGCGATACCTTAGATAGGCTTGGATTTACAGAAGGCGTGGAAATCTTTAACGAAGCACCGAAATGGTATGCGTAAGGAGCAGTAAACATGACGAACAAAAAGTTTGGCATTATCATTATGGACTTTAGCCTTTTCGACTTTGGGCCGAAACCGCCTTGTGGGTACATCAAGGCAAAACATATCCGCCCAGCGTACGGAAAAGGCAAAAGGCCTGTAAAGGCGCATAAGCGAATCACGAGAACTAGAGAGGGATTTAGAAAATGACAGAACTCAAGAGATGCCCGTTCTGCGGCGGAGAAGTTGCTATTGACGAAGCCAGCGGCTATTTGACAAGCTGGATGCTTATAACAAGAGGAAACGGCAAGAATGGATGCAAGTGCCGGGTATTCATGGAAAGCAAGCTGTACAGCTCTGATTGTTCCGAAGCTGATAAAGAAAAGATTAAAAAAGACCTTATCGAAGCATGGAACAAACGCTACAAAGAGGATTGAGCATGGACAAAAAACGAGACAGCTTTACATTCCAACGATACTACTTTAAAGCCATCTCCACACTCAAAAGCAAAGAGAAGTTGGAACTCTACGATGCAATCTGTGCATACGTTTTTGAAGAAAAAGACGCAACTTTGAACTCAAAAAAAGCAGAATCTTGTTTCATTTTGATTAAGCATCTGCTCGATGAAGAATCAAAAAGAAGCGATATTGCGTCGAAAGGATGGTCTACACGAAAGTCGGCTCATCCTCATGTCATAAATGAGATGAAAGTCAGCTCATCTATGAGTTCAAAGTCAGATGACAATGAGCCCATTGTATCAACTGACAGTCAGATGAACGTCAATACCCTGCCGGAGAGTGCAGTCAAAAAGAAACCTGACATCTTCTCCGACTTTGCTCGTGGCGATAAAACCCTGCTGGAATCCCTGCGAGAGTTCGCACAAATGCGTACAAGAATCAAAAAGCCTATGACAGACCGGGCAAAACAGATGCTCTGCAACAAGCTGGAAAAGTTTGATCGGCATGATTGGAAAGCCATTCTCGACCAGAGCATCTATGCCGGGTGGCAGGACATTTACGCATTGAAACAGGATGACCAGTACGAGCAAAGTACGGAGATGGAGTTTCCTAGACTATGACAATGGACGTTCAAACGGTATTTATCGGTGCGCTGATGCTCTGCAAGCCGGGCGTTGTGGATGAAATCATACCAGACCTTGAACTTGACTTGTTCAGACCTGAGCTGAGAGACGCTTTTGCGGCTGTTCAGGGCTATTGGACGGCTAGGGGCAAGATAGATATAGTCGAGATAAACACGCAGCATCCAGACGTAGCGCAGACGCTCTTGGCGTGTGTACAAACCTGTGAATCAGAGTGTGTGCGAATTGACAGGGAACAGATGCAGCGTTGGGCACAGCTTATCAGAGAACAAGCGGCACTCACTCGTGTGCAAGGTCTGGCATTTCAGATGACCAGCGAGCTTACCGACTATTCTGATCTATCAGACATTTACCAGCAGATGGGCGAAGCAATGAGCCTGAAAGCTGAAGAAGAAGATGCGTGGACATACGAGGATGTGCTGAACGACTATGTGCTTCACATGGACGAGAAGCCTGTGTATATTAAGACAGGCTTAGAGCGTCTGGATGAAGCGTTGCACATCTCACCGGGCGATTTCATCATCATCGGCGGCAGACCGTCTGCGGGCAAGACAGCCCTGTCTCTGCAAATAGCAGCAAGCATGGCAAAGCAGGACTACACCGTGTACTATTTCAGCTTGGAAACCAGCAAACGCAAGTTGGGCGCACGTCTGATGGCTAATCAAATATACTGCCCTCTGGATACAGTGAAAAATAAGGCGGTCAGCTTGAATGAGATTGACGGACAGGCAAAGAACATGAAAATGCCCCTTTACATTCGCTCCGCTGCCGGGAAGAACGTGGCGTGGATGAAGGCTCAGGCTCTCCGTAAAAAGGCTCAAGTCATCTTCGTAGACTATCTTCAACTCATCCATGAAACAGGCGCAAAGGACAGATATGCCGCCATTACAGCTATATCCATTGCCCTGCACGAACTTGCACAGACCACAGGCATTGTTGTGGTGGCGCTGGCACAGCTTAATCGAAACCCATCCAAGCCAGGAGCAACGCCTACTAACTCCGACTTGCGAGAAAGCGGGCAGATTGAACAGGACGCAGATGCAATCATCCTTCTGTCCGGCGATAACTCAGACAAGTACCTGTTCCGACTAAGCAAGAACAAGGAAGGCGAGATAGGCGACCTTCCCATCACGTTTAACAAGCAGATTCAACGGTTCCAAGAGTATACTTGGATGGATTGAAAGGAGAACTAATATGACCAGAAAACGTTTTGAAAAGTTGATGATGAGCACGGGCGTTTCGCCCGTTGTGGTGCGAATGGTCACGAGAGGAATGATTGAAGCTCGCAGAGATTATGAAGCGCATAAGGAAGGCGTAGACTATTGCCGTTCTTACGAAGAATCGTTCAATCGCATTATCCGCCCGGCTCTACGGGGCTGTGAGCGCTATTGTAGGAGGAAAAAATGCAGTACATGACAGCCGATACAAAGGTCAATGGGTACATGGTATACCCCCGATTCTTCTCGACTATTGACGTTAGCCCAACAGAGAAAATTGTTTACATTTACCTGTTCAATCGTGCAAGGTCGTCACAGAGGGCAAGCAGAAGCGGAAAGTTTGCTGACCAATTAGGGCGAGTATACATTGTGTATCCCATCAAAGACCTTGCTGCCGATACTGGATTCACAGAACGATGGGTCAAGAAGTCTTTGAAAGAGCTGGAAGAAGCCGGGTTGATCGAGCGCAAGCGTGAAGGCAAGAACAAGCCCGATAAGATATACGTCAAAGTGCCGAAAGAATCTTTAAAGAGCGAAAAGGGAGGTGAACAATCATTCACCTCTGAGGGGAACGATGCTTCACCTGTGAGGGGAACAATCGTTCACCTCCTTAATATAGAAGAAAAGAAAAGAAAAAAAGTTATTAAGAAAGCGGGCGAACCGCCCGATGGGAACGCCAGCACGCCGGACTTCGAGGATGTGAGCGAGTATTTTTTGGATGCTGGATGTGAAAACAGGCTTGCCAGCAGGTTTATGAACTACTATGATGGAACAGGTTGGATGACCAAAACCGGAAAGCCTATAACAAACTGGAAGGCCTTTGCTGATATGTGGATTGACAGAGAGCAAGAGAAGCAACAGTACAGTGAACCAGAGTTCAATCGCCTGTAAAGGTTCTTTCCCCCTACAACCCTCTATCTCCAAAGCTATACCGTTAGCCAGCAGAGCAGACCGTAGGCGAGAGCTGGCGTGAGGTTCAGACTGGTGGATGGTCTACGACTATTTCACATGGATAATTGGCTTTATTTTGTAGTCGGTTGAATATGTAGAAATGTTGCATAGTGGCATGAGCAGTTGATTACAAATTGAAAGCAACTGACCAGTCGGATAGTCTTGTTGAATAGTTAAAAGTATTGAGATATTTGCCGAATGAGTAATCCTAGTTGGTTGGTATGATATAATTGTAGTTGTCAGTAATTAAATCAGAGGAGAACGAACCGAATCGAATGATACGACTATTACGGTGGAATAATAGTTAAAAAGATTGAGCAATTATTTGCGACTATTATAATAAGTACGATTGATAAATATTTTGAGGTAATGTGATTGGGATTAAAATTGACAGGTGTCTTTACACATATTGATTTTTTTGGTGGTCTGATGGCTTAGCGACTATCGCACATCTCTTGCTCTAAAAGAAGAACGACTATTTCACACAAAAAAATACACGACTATTTGACGATAATTCGCAAGAAAACGCTACGACTATTGCTCTGCGACTATCAGCGGACAGCTCGTTACTATACTATATATAGGACTTTAAAACGATGGTCGTCAGACGACTTTACGACTATTCTACGACTATCCGCCGGGAGAAGCTGCGACTATTACAGAAGCTGTTACGACTATTCCAGCCGGAACGCTGCGACTATTGCTGGCCTCTATTGGCTATCGGGCGAAAGCCCGAAAAGAGATACGGCGGCAGCCGCTAGTGGTTCCGCGCCGCCCGCCGTGTCCCTGCCGCTGGACTGTACCGCCGCCGCTGGCATGGTCTGCGCTATGTTGCACTGCCTGGCATAGATCCACGACAGGGGCGCACCGCTGCACCCTTATATACATTATTATAGTAGGTGGACACGTTGCCCCTGTACAGCGTCCGGCATGGCGGTGGTATCTGGTATTGGTGGAGGTGCAGCACTTGACGGTATGCCCTCCAGCGCTGCGTAGTCGGTGTATAGGCGGTTTGTGTGGCTGCTGTATTGCGTGCGCTGGAATAGAGCAAATCAACGGAAACGCCACTGTAAATCCCTGTAAACGGTTTTGGCGTTTTGGCCGCATAAATTGCATTGACGACAGAAAGGCCGCTGTAAACGCTTGTATGTGGCTGTATTGCAGCGGGGCAAAATAAAAGCCCTGCACCGTGTTAGATGCAAGGCAAAAGAAAAGCCCGGCCATTTCTGACCGGGTGAAATGCTTCTTATTTGGACGCTTTAAACAGTGCCGAGAAAAACCAGAAGAAAAATAGGATGCAAGATAATATCACTTGTCGTACCCCCCTTATACCACGCTAAAACGTTTGTAGGTGGTTTTACTGCTGCACTCTGCATATATATCCGGGTGCAGCGTCTTGAGTAGCTTGCTATCAAGACGGACGCTCTGAACGTCCTTGTAAATGGCTTTTGCGGTGCCTTGCGCCATTTCTGGCGCGCCCTGCATCATGCAGATAATATCAGCCTTGATACTTTCGTTCATCGCTTCAAGCTCTTCCAAAAGCCGCTTGTTTTCGCGGTACTCGTTTACTTTTTCTTCAAATAACGTCATTTTTTTAGCCCTCCCTTATTAACTGTTAAGAAATGCGATCATTACAAGCGCGCCGGAAATCATGCCGCCCACGTACCAGAGGGCAGCCCACTGGGAAAAGTCAAGAGCGATCATGCTTGTTATACCTCCTTATAATACAGGCCGTTGGTGCGGCAAATGGTGCGGATACGGTTGCAAGCCTGATACAGTGCGCGGGCCTGCACGTCAAGCCACGTTTCCCGGCTGTTGGGCTCATACGTCCCGCCGTGCTTGCGCTTGAGTTCGGACGGGGTGCAGACGCGGGCGGCGATATCAGCATTATAGCAGAGAGAGCAACCGCCGTTGCTGTACTGCTCCCAGCAGCTTGCACCGTTGAGCGCCCACCGCTCAAGCTCTGCACCGTCAAGGGGCAAGCGCTCCATATTGTCCGCACCCTCCTGCACATCTTCCAGCAGGTCGAGAGCGTACAACGTGACAGCCTTATTCCATGCGCTGCGATCGTGGCGGGCGTTGAGTTCGGCGCGAATGGTATCTGCAAGTGCGGTATAATCGATGGTCTTTTTCATGGTTTTGTCCTCCTGTTTTGGTGTTTCGTGATGTGTGGTTTACACTTTTTAGTGTATGCTTTTGCTGACATTATAATAACACTTTTTAGTGTATTTGTAAAGTTGCATGGGCAACAAACATACACGAAAAAGTGATAAAAATATAGCCTGTTTTGGTGCGTTGCTCTTGTGTCCATATCTGCACAGTTTCGGACGCACTCCACGCCCTCCAGCACCCCGCCGCCGTCACGATCTGCCCATCGCGGTCTGTCTGGTATCGAGTGCAGACCGGTGCGGCGTGTCCAGCGTCCGGGCGTGTGTGTCGGTGCATGGTCTGCCCTGCTGCCTGTCGTGCGCAGGCGTTCCGGGTGTGCTGGGGCTGGGGTCTCCACCTCTGGGGTATATGGGGCGAGCCGGGGGTGGGGTGGTCGACATCTCGCGTAGAAAAAATTCAAAAAAGGCGTTTTCCCCGCCTACCACCCCCTCTTTTCTGCACAAAACACCCCCACCCCCATTGCCAATCTCAAAAATTCCGCCGCAAAAACAAAAAGACCCCTACAAAGGGTCTGTGTTCTGTGCTATACTTGCCTTACAAGCCTTGAAAGGGAGGAATCTGTAAAATGAAAAAGCCGATTTATAAACGCTGGTGGTTCATTCTGCTAGTTATCTTCGTATTCCTTGCATATCTTGGAAGTTCAACGAGTAGTTCTAGCAGCGTAAAGGAAGGATTTGAGGAAGGCTACAAGGACGCAACGGCATCGTCTAGCAAAGCAACCTCTGAATCCGTTTCGTCCTCTGCTGTGGCATCTGATTCGTCCGTAGCCGATGAAAGCAAAGCGATAAAGTCTTTCTTGAAGCGGAATAAAGAAGTGAACGAAACCTTTGCAAAGAACCTTGCAGACGCACTGGATTCGACTGGTCTCGGCTATACGTTGGATGATATAAACTGGCTTGAGCAGACGGATGATTGGGCTGCTGGTAAGCGTTACAATGCACAAGTCGATATGAAGGATTATATTCAGATTGCTACGATTGGCGATGAAATTTACTCTATCAAAAATACTCAGAACAACGAAATTGACGATTTCATTTATAAAAATGATAGTTTGAATCCTGACGCTGGCGATGTTTCTGACGATTCTATACTGTTGACAGACGGCGAACTTGGCGATTATGGAAAAGAAGAAACCACAAAAAGCGGCTATAAGTATATTCGATACACCATCCCTGCTGGAAACTATACAGTCGAGAACAAAGCAAAACAGTCTATGATTTTCGTTGTATCGGATTCTAACTCTGATGACGTTAGCGCAACGCTTCAATTAAATAGCGCCGGAGAAAAAGGGAGCTTAACCATTAAGAGTGGTTATCACATTGAATTGTCCATGTACTCACAGGTTGCATTGACCCCTGATAAGTAACGAAAAAAGCCAGCGGCTAGATGTTCTCTAACCACTGGCTTTTCTTATAGGCTATTTACGATTTAAGTGTTGGAAACATGATAGGAGCGCTGACTTCTTCCTTTTCCCTGAGAATGTCGAGCAAACAATCATTGTATCCCATTGAATAGCTGTCCTCGCAAAAATGTTGTACGGACGTTGCTAACGCTACACTTACAACTTCTCTTGACCGCTTATCCTCTGGCATGATGATTTCCAATGCCTGATTAAGGATTTCATGGCTTTTTTCTAAAACGGCTTTGTGCTCTTCATTCTCAGCTTGTAGCCGAAACATTTCTTCCGAGTAGTCCATCAGCACGTCTCCATTCTAATTTGCTCGCCAACAGGCAGATAGCCCGCTTCTTTGAGCTTGCTGTAAATGAACTTCTGACCGGCTCTTGTCCAGCGAGTGACCTCTTTCGTCTTGCCGTTCGGCAACTCGATCGGGTGCCCGACAACATATCCGTTGCCAAGATACTTCTGGTAAGGAATCCACTGTTTGTTTACAGTATGTTGGATGCCAAGCCCTCTAAGAATCTGGTTTAGCTTTCGTGCGCTCATGCCGTAGTTCATGGCAATCTGCGTGGTAGTCAGGCTTTCATCGGAAAGAAGCATAGCCTTTGCGTAGTCAGAATCAGGCTTCATCTTGGCGTTTTCCACTTCCAAAGCCTTTACTTTCTTGCGCTCCGTGTCGATAACACTGTTAGCGGCAATCAGGGCGCGGCTCAATAGCATCTCTGTCGATTCAGGCTCCGGGTTGGTGAGCTTCTGCTCCATCTGATTGAAAGCATCAATGTACTTGAGTTTCCATTTAAGGGCTTCCTTGCCAGTGAATCCCATAGCAAGGAGCGTAAACCCATCGCGATTCATCAGATACTCAGGTAGCACTTTGTTTTGGACTGAAAGGTACTCCGATTTGAAGAACATAGAGGACAGTCCAATTTTGGGCTCTCCTCCCATCAGGTTTTCGATGTCGCGAAGAACGTGCTTGTGCTCTTTTCCAAAATTCTCTGCTACTTCACGACTGGACACGACAACCTGTCCGTTCTCGCTGATAAGATTGATAGCATATTTAACCTTTTGTTCCATAAAAACTCCTATGGTTCTTGCGGAACAAGCCAATTCCTGCTATAATAAGGCTGGAACAGCTTGTTCCAGTGTTGTTTATGATACGTTCGCTAAAGTTTGCCGACAGCAGCGGACGTATCATTTTTCGTTTTCGTCGGGCAGCGGATGATTTTGCAGATACTCTGAAATGGCTCTGCGCATAAACTGACTTCGGTTAAGGTCGCATACGGTGCAGTAGTGATTGATCTCTGCCAGCATTTCCTTGCTGACGTTGGCGTTGCACTGTGCACCATTCGGGTTGTTGTACGTCATACTCGCTCACCTCCTTTCGGCGTAATTATATTATACTGCAAAAACTCTCTTGCGTCTATATTTTACAATGTAATTTATAAAACAAAGAATTTTGCAGTATAACATCAGTTTTTTGTGGCTGCTCCCGCTTCGTACCCTGCCCGGTAGTTCAGTTCGGACAGTTTACCCAGCGCTTCTGCGTACTCCCTGTCCTCGCTGGTTGGCTCTTTGCCGTGTGCGAGAGTTTTCAGAAATTCTTCGGTTGTCGTGGGAAAGTTCATGTTTTTTCTCCTAACTCTTGCGGAGAGCAGCCCTTTTTGGTATAATAGATTCCGAAAAGGGAGACTGCCCCCTTGGTGGTTGCAGGTTCTCGTTTCGTGATGTGGATAAGCTATCAGCGTAACTTTGGACGGTGGCGCTGGTAGCTTATTTTTTTATGCCTTGATGTTCTCAACGTAGGATGCTACCCACTCGATACCCATGCGGATAACATCGACCTTTGAGATGCCCAATGCCTTTGCGCTGCTCTCCATGCTTGCGATCTGGCTCTCAGTAAGCCGGGTGCTTATCATGCGCAGCTTATCACGTTCCGAGGTTTCTGCTCGTCTTGCCAAGCCTATCACCTCGCTTTCGCTGAAACAAGTATAAAGCGTGAAAATATGCTTGTCAAGACCCAAAGTTTTACGGAAATGAAGTTTGGAATAATTACTCCTTATTATAGAAAATTTTCTACCTGATTGTGATTAACTAAGTAAACATCCTTATACTACTCTAGTATGTATAAATACATACTAGAGTATATTTATATATTATATAAGAATAGAGCTAATTCGGCTTACACTAAAAAGTGTTGACAGTTACATTAAAAAGTGTTACAATGGCATCAAGAAAGAGAGGATGCCTGTATGCAAAGCAATAAAATTGTCAAAGAGTTGATAGATTACGCTAGAGCTGGAAACCCGCACAAGACTTGGGCTTGGTGGGCGAACGAACTTGGACAGGAACGTCCTTCTTGCGTGACTGAAAGATTGAGGGGAAATGGCCTTTCGGTTAAAACTCTCGTGAAATTTTGCTGGTTGCTTGGTTATCGTGTTGTAATCGAGCCGAAAAGTGATGAACCCGTAAAAGACGGCTGCTACTTGGTTGATGATGGGCTGGAAGAATTTAAGAACGATTATTTTGTTCGAAAAGCAAAAGAGCTTAAGGAAAAATCCACGCTTTGAAAAGGACGGTGAACCTGAATGATTTACGGTTACGCTCGTGTTAGTTCCGCTGGTCAAGCGATTGACGGTAACAGTCTTGAAGCCCAGTCGGAACTTTTGAAAGCCAACGGCGCACAGAAAATCTTTTCGGATGTTTACACTGGCACGAAGCTGCATCGCCCTGAACTGGACAAGCTGATGGCTGAAATTCAGCCGGGAGATACGCTGATCGTGGCGAAGCTTGACCGTATCGCTCGTTCCGCTAAGAATGGTCTTGAACTGATAGACCAGTTCATTGATAAGGGCGTTTCAGTGAACATCCTGAATATGGGGGTTATGAACAACTCCCCCACCGGCAAGGTTATTCGCACGGTGATGCTTGCATTCGCCGAGTTTGAGCGTGACATGATTGTTGAGCGCACCAGAGAAGGCAAGAAGATTGCCAGCCAGCGACCCGATTACAGAGAAGGCCGCAAACCCACCGAGTATGATCGCAACCTCTTTGATATTCTGCATGAACAGGTGGAAAAGCGTCTGCTGACCGTCACCGATGCCGCAAAACAGCTTGGTGTAACCCGCCAGACATGGTATCGGATTGCTGAACAGAACAGGTGAAAGTATGGCTAGAAAACTTTACGCAGTGACAAGCGGTGAATACGAGGATTATCACATCATTACTCTGACCGAGAGCCGTAGACGTGCGGAGAAAATTGCAGAGATGTACGATGCTGATGTTGAAGAATACGAGGATAACGAAGAGTTGACGGAAAAACCACTCACTTATACGGTTTATGCCTATGGTGGCGCAGATTGCTGTGAAGAGCATTTAGATGACGTTGAGAAAAATGTTATCATGGGTCGCTGGCACGGGTTCGCTTATGTCGATGCGTGGTCTAAGCAAGATGCAGAGCGGAAAGCTGATGTTGTTTTCAAGGAAGTCCGTGAAAAAATGGAAGCTGAACGCAAGGCGAAAGAAGAAGCATGGAATATTCCTACATGGATTGCCAAACGAGAAAACAAAAAAATCTATGTCATTCCAACAGATAGCAAAACAAGCGCAAGCGGGGTGATGTTTGGATGCATGGCATTCGTTAAGGCTCCTACAATAGAAGAAGCCATGAAGATTGCAACGTCTATGTTTGCTGATTATGATGCAAACCGTGCGAAAGCCGCGAGGTGACATTGTTCGCAATCTAGAATAAAACTGAATGAGAAAGGAGAACAAGTTGAAAACGATTGAAGGAAAATATGCGTCCGCAAAGGTGTTTACGGACAATATTGAAGATAAGGCATCTGAGCAGATTTTGACGCTTTGCAATCAGAGTTTTGTTGACGGATGCAAGATTCGCATTATGCCAGATGTTCATGCTGGCTCTGGATGCGTCATCGGATTCACGGCAAACTTGGGCAAGAAGGTCATTCCCAATATTGTCGGCGTTGACATTGGCTGCGGAATGCTTGTTGCTGAACTCGGAATTGAACATATCGACCCGGAAAAGTTGGATAAAGTAATCAGAGAACGAGTTCCGGCTGGAATGAATGTTCACGAATCGCAGAAAATGTCGGGAGCTTTTCTTAACCAACTTGACTGTAAAGATAGCCTGCATAATGTTGACTGGATTCTTCGTAGTATGGGCACTTTGGGCGGCGGAAATCATTTTATCGAGCTGGACGAAGATGAAGAAAAAAACCAGTACCTTGTTATCCATACTGGAAGCAGAAACCTCGGAAAGCAGGTTGCCGAGTACCATCAAAGCGTAGCCATTTCAAATCTTAAAGGAAAGAGCAAAAGAAAAGACGCTACGGAACGTCTGATTGCAGAACTGAAAGCGCAAGGTCGTGAACAAGAAATCTCGCAAAAAATCAAAGAATTAGATGTTCGGTTCCCTGATATTCCGAATGAGCTTTGCTATCTTGAAGGCAAAGAACGTGATTCTTACCTTAATGATATGCGGATTTGTCAGGCGTTTGCGAAAATGAATCGGGCAAGAATTATGCATTCCATTTTAGATGGGGTTGGAATTGATTCTATGCTAACTCATGCGTCTTTCTTTGAAACTGTTCATAACTATATTGATGAATCGGATGATATTATCCGAAAAGGCTCCGTATCCGCTAGAGAGGGTGAGAAGCTGATTATTCCTCTTAATATGAGAGACGGAAGCCTTATCTGTGTTGGCAAGGGCAATCCTGATTGGAATTTTTCTGCTCCTCATGGTGCTGGAAGATTATACAGTAGAACAGCGGCTAAAAAGGCATTCAGCGTTGAGGAATACCAAAAGCAGATGAACGGAATCTATACTACGTCAGTCGATGAATCCACATTGGATGAATGCCCGATGGCATATAAGCCAGCGCAGGAAATTATCAACGCAATCTCCCCAACAGTTGATATTGTAAAACGCATTAAGCCCATTTACAATTTCAAAGCGGGAGAATAAAACCGAAAGGAAAACGACATGAAACTCGTAAAATTGTCAGAACAGAGTTTGAAACTCATTGAAACGCTGTGCGATTACACCAACAAGCCTGATATTCTCAACGCTGTCGCAGACGCCTTGTACTACGATGCGGACGAGCTGAAACGCAGGCTCAACCAGCTTGCAGAAGAAGTCAAATAAACCGCACATTCTATCCGTTAAAATGAATTTTAGCAAATAATTTTCCGAAAACAGCATTATAAAACCGAATATTTGATTTTTGTGCAGTTGTAGGCACTCTTTACATTTTCAGGTAGGGGGTGCCTATTTTTTATGCAGCCAAAACAGTGCATTGCCATCATCGACAGCATCAAAGCGTATGCAAAGCAGAATCCGACAGAAGCACAGGTCTACGAGGACTGGTTTCAGGCGGTTGTAAATCTGAGAGACGCTCTGCCGCAAGACAAGCGGTTCGATGCCTACAAATATTCTGGCGAGTTGCGCTCTGTCTGCGCAGCCATGATGGGCAAGATGAAAACAGGCGAGGACGTGGCGAAGGTCTATGACATTATCAGCCGGACGTACCTGTTTGAAGCAAAGGATGTGTTCGACAGCTATTGCATTTACCTTGAATGGAATCGTGCGCCAGAGAAGAAGTTCTATCAGCCCAGACGCAGAGTGCTGAAAGTGCTGGCAGATGACCTAGAGGACTTGTTCTATAAGAGGATAGATTTCTTGGGGGTCAGTCTTCCGGCTCGCGTGGGCAAAAGTACGCTGTGCATTTTCTTCATCACATGGCTTATGGGCAACCGCCCGGACGTTGCATCGGTTATGAGCGGACATTCCGACAAGCTGACCAATGGCTTCTACGGCGAAGTGCTGTCTATCATCACTGACCCCGTTACCTATAACTGGGGTAAAATCTTCCCTGACGTTCAACTTGTGGATAAGAGTGCAAAGGATGAAAGTGTTGACCTGAACCGCAAAAAGCGTTTCCCTACCCTTACTTGCCGCTCCATTGGCGGCACTCTGACTGGTGCTGTTGAAATCGGCGAGGGCGGCGTTTTGTACAGCGATGACCTGATTGAGGATTTGGAAGAAAGTCTGAACGTTGAGCGTCTGAACAACAAGTACGATGCTTATCTGAACCAGCTAAAAGACCGTAAAAAGCAGGGCGCATTGGAGCTGATGGTCGGTACACGCTGGAACGTTCTTGACCCTCTGGGGCGCATCCAGAACCAGTACGCAGACAATCCTAAGTACAGATTCCGGGTGATTCCTGCGGTGGACGAGAACGGACACAGCAACTTCAATTATGACTATGGTGTGGGCTTTGACGATGCCTACTATGCCGATATGAAATCCAGCATTGATGACGCAACATGGTGGGCAAAGTACATGGGCAAGCCTTATGTGCGTGAAGGTCTGCTGTTCCCTGCCGATGAGCTGCGATATTTTAATGGCGTTCTGCCTGATGGTGAACCTGATCGCAAGCTCATGGTCATGGATATTGCATGGGGCGGCGGGGACTTCACCGCCTGTCCTATTGCTTATGTGTACGGCGATGCTGTGTTTATCCATGACCTTGTGTTCAATAACGGCGACAAGACCGTAACCAGACCGGAAGTCGTGGGCAAAATCATCCAGCATAAAATTAACGTGGTGCGTGGCGAAGCCAACAACGGCGGCGATGAATACTGTGACGTGGTAGACAGCCAGCTTCGGCAACAGGGCTATCACTGCTCTGTCCGTAGCCAACGTGCGCCAAGTGGTCAAAGCAAGCTATCAAGAATCATTCAGTATGCGCCGGACATCAAGCGATTCTATTTCCTTGACGAGAAACATCAGTCGAAAGAGTACAAGGCGTTCATGGAGCAGGTGACGATGTTCACGCAGCTTGGTAAAGTTCCGCACGATGATGCACCGGATAGTCTGGCACAGCTTGCCGATGAACTGTACAACGGAATCAGTAAAATTGAGCCTGTCAAGAGGCCATTTTAATAATTCCCCTAAATAGCCGGGTGTGTAGGCATTAAAATTTGATTTGCCTATTGACATGGCTTACAATAGTACCAGGAAGATTTGCGGCTTCCTCTAGGTATTGCGTTGGCGAGATTTTTAAGTCATTTTTACTCGTCATTTGTTGTGTAATACCCTCCTTTCTTACTCACCCACGACAGCCGCCTTTCTCTGTCGTGGGGGTTATATGTTGCGTTTCCGAGTGGACGGAACGTTGTTTGTACTCCCCCAACTGACACGAAGCGGTTCAAACCCGCTACGCAGCACAACTATCCTCTTGCTTTGCATGGGATTTCTCTTTTGACACCTCACCGCTATTCCCGGCTCTCGATGTAAAAGGCTTTTTTGAATTTTCTCCTTTTGCAAAGAGCAGCGGTTAACCAATCAAGCCGGGTTTTTATGCCGCATTAGCTTAGTATGGTTAGAGCACTCGGCTCATATCCGGGCATACATTGGTTCAAATCCATTATGCGGCACCAAAATTGCAGCTTACCCGTTTTACGTTTGTCCAACAACTGAATGCAAAGGCTGCAATGGCTTTCTTCGGGCGAAGAATAGCACGGCTGGAAGTGCGAATAGTTTCCCGGTGGATTCTGACAGGTCTGTGCCAAACAGCCTGTTTCCAGAAATCCAACGAAAGGAGCGCTCATGCTAGTTAGAATCTGCTGTCCTTGTATCCGCCAGAATCCAATTTACAAGAACGTCCGCTGCAATCGCTATCTTGGCGAAGTGGACGGACGATACCATTTCAAGTGTGACAGATGCAAGGGCGTTATCGAAGGAGACACAAGGGAAGGATGGGTGAAAATCATCCATCCACCGGAAAAGTAAATAGCTTTTGAAGCGCAGTTTTGGCGCAGTGAGATAGACCTTAACAGGTTTGTCTTGCTGCGCTTTTTATTTTGCCGGAAAGGAGGAACATATGGCTGAGTATCAGATAGTCGTTGATGGATTTTTGAATAATCCGCTGACCGGGCGCAGACCGATTGAAACGCCGGAGACGGAAATCAATCAGGCGAACGTGCTGAAAGTGGTCATGGGCAAGGCAGAGCCTATTCATCTGCTGAACAAGAATGAGATTCGTTTCCTGCACAACTACTACTTGGGCAGTCAGCCTGTTCTTCTCCGCACGAAGGAATACCACGCTGAAATCACAAACCGCATTGTAGAGAACCACGCCAACGAGTGTGTGGGCTTCTACACAGGCTATATGAGCGGCACTCCCTGTTCTTATGTGCGGTCTGAAACGGCAACAGGTGACGGTGAGGAAATCGCCCGCCTGTCCAACGCCTTGCAGTATGAGGGCAAGGATGCACTTGATCGGCGGCTCTGGCAGTGGATGTTGGAGTGCGGACAGGGATACCGCATCGTTCTTCCTGACAAGGGGTATGGCGGCAACTACCCAGATGAAACGCCCCTGTTGGTGGACGTTCCAGACCCAGACATGGCGTATGTGATTTATAACTCCGGCATTGGGCACAAGCCCATCGCCAACGTGCTGCATATCCCGCGCAATTATCAGAACGACTTGAACGACCTGATTTGCGTGTATACACCAAACCAGTACTTTGAAATCGACAACGGCAAGGTCACAAAATCGGAGAATCATTCTCTTGGAATGCTGCCGATGGTCGAATACAAGCTCAACCCGGAGCGCATGGGTCTGTTTGAACCGGCTATCCCTGTTCTGGATGCCATCAACGACCTTGAAAGCAACCGTCTGGACGGTGTAGCACAGTTCATTCAGTCCATTATGGTGTTTACCAACTGCCTTGTGGACAAGGATGCGCTCGACCAAGTAAAAGAGCTTGGCGCAATGTGCCTGAAGTCCACCTCTGGTCTGCCCGCATCTGTTTCGCAGATTGCAAATGAGCTTGACCAGCAGCAGAGCCAGACCTTGCTTGATTCCATGCTGAATGTGTACCGCAGCCTGACTGCCATGCCTAGTGCCACTGGCAGCGAGAACGCAACGTCTGACAACGTGGGCGCAGTTATTGTCCGCAACGGCTGGAATCACACAGAAGCAAGGGCACAGCAGTACGAGAATATGTTCAAGTTCTCGGAACGTCAAAGCCTGTCTGTGATGTTGAAAATCCTGCGTGACACGGCTGGTTCTAAGCTGATGGCAAGTGACATCAACATCAAACTGCCGCGCCGTCAGTACGACAACCAGCAGAGCAAGGTTCAGATTTTTGCGCAGATGTTGCAGCAGACCATTGACCCGCAGTTGGCGTTCACTACGCCTGGTCTGTTCCCTGACCCGCAGGCTGCTTACGAAATGAGCAAGCCCTTCCTGATTGCCGCTGGCAAGTTGGGCAAGGACGGGAAAGCACCGAAGCCGCAGGAACAGCCGACTGACCATATTGCCGACACCGGCAAAATGGTTGGTGAACAGGCTGACGATACTAAGAAAGAGAAAGATGCAGGTATGGCATGAAAAACAAAAGTGTTTACTTGATGCAGTCCGGAAGCAAGGTAAAGATTGGAGTTTCCGAAAATCCAGTTAAAAGGCTTAATTCTTTGAAAATTGGATGCCCTGATATTTCACTTTCGTATGCAAGCGAGCCGATTTCAAACGCTTTTGAGATTGAAAGTAAATTGCATAGTGCTTTTTCCGAATTTTCTATTGGTCACGAATGGTTTTCTGCGGAAATCAAAGAAGAAGCTATTGTTGCTATCGAAGAATATGTTTGTTTGCACGGGGAGCTTTCCGAAAACGAAGAACCGAACGCTGACGCAACTGATATTTTGCGCAAACTTTTTTCGAAAGAAGCGTTGATTACAGATTCTGAAAACTTAAAAAGTGAACGGGAAGCTACTGAGTGGATTCTCGTTGAACTTTCTTCCGGCAAAATACCCGCAAGCCTTATTTCTGGATTTATGGGGCTTGGATATGATTGCTCCAAAATTAAAGAGATTTGCATCAAGTACGACATTCATAAAGCATAAATCAGAATCATCCCGAATTTTCGGGCTGATATATTCCGGCAGGGAAGCCGGGATACAAATTTCGCAGCGTTGCAGGGAAGCAACGGTAAAAAAACGCAGGAGGAAATTAACGATATGAAACTCAATGTGTTGCTTGGTGATGCCTACAAAGAGGGCATGACCGCCGATGAAATCATTTCTGCGCTGGAAAAGGTTGCAGACCCTAACGCAGAGGTCGAGAAGCTGCGCAACGCCGTGACGAAAGCCAACGGTGAAGCTGCCGAGTACAAGAAGCAGCTCAAAGCAAAGCGTACTGATGACGAGAACGCCGCACAGGAACAGGCTGACAGGCTGGCGGAGATGCAGAAGC